CTAATCAGTTGCACAATATAACTCGAATTCTTGTTCTTGATATTTTTCAGCCAATTGACAAAATAAATTTAATATTCTTCTTTCTTTACTTTTTTTATGAGCATGTGGTCTTAATATTGCTAACAGCGCAAATCTCTTAGGATTAAAATCTGAAATAACATAAACAAGAAAAATATCCTTATTAGGCTCTTTAGTGGCGTTGCATCTATAATATTGAGGCTGGTTCTTTGGGAATCGGTTTGGAGGCAACTTTAAATGAATATGTTGAACATTTAGCTCATAGAGCCTGTTTGGTTGTCTATACGGAACATCACGTCCAAAAATATCAGGCACTTTTGTTCGATTACTTTCTATATATTCTTTAAAAACACTAATTAATTGATTTTCAAAATTAGGGAATTCTATAAATGTATCAGCAAATAAATATCTGGCTTCCTCTAAAATTATAACATCAACCATGATTACTAAGCCTTGTTTTTGATTTCGCTTAATAATTTATTAGTTGTATTGTTTGCTAACGATAAAATATGAGTTGTATTTATTCCACTATTATAATAAGTTGGAACCACATCAAGTGAATCCCTTATTTGCATTATTCTTGTAATTTTATTTTTCAAAGACAATATTAAGCGAAGTGAATCTTTAATATCCATCTTTGTAATTAAATTATTATTTATAAATGTAAAAGCTGAGGACTCCACAGAAACTAAATTTTTTAGCATTGCAGAAAAATCATAATTTTTTATAAAATCACAGGAAAAATCATCAGTTATTTCATATAAAATATTTTCTGAATCTTTCAATGTTTTAACCAAGTCAATATTAAAATAATTGATTACTTTATTTTTTAAATTTACCATTTTAATATCTTCGTGGTTAATTTCACTTTTTGTTTGATACTGAGAGGACAAAGCCATAGCTCCAGACGCAGCTGAATTCAAAGAGACTAAACTCGTAGATAACAATACCGCAACTGCTACTTTACTCTTCATTATTATATTACCACAATTAGAATTGATGAAAAAATCCTTAGGAATAACGGAAAAATTATATTCAACTTAAAGTAGCAATACAACAACTATTTATCTTTTGACAAATAAAACACAAAAATACATATAAGACTTCATTAATTTTATTTAGTGATAAATCTATAAAAAATTAAATTTTTTTGATAAATATTGTTGACTTTTATTGTAAGTTAACTTACAATAAAAACATCAAGCGAGGGACTTGATAAGGTAAACCCCCGACCTAAGACGAGGGCTTAAGGAGAATTAAAATGAAAAAGAAAATATTCATTTTAATTCTGCTACTTTTGATTAGCTCCCCAGCATTCTAAAGTAGTTCAAAGGAGAGGGAAACCTCTCCGATGACCTTAAATATAACAATTTAATTTTAAAAAATCAAGGCGGATAACATGGCATTAACAAGAGTTGAAATTAATCAAAAAAGCGACCAAAAACGAGGAGTTAAAGTAAAAGGCTTTAAACTACACGTTGATGATATCGCATTAATTGAACAAGCAAGTAAAGATCTAAACATCTCACAAGCTCAACTTATTGTTGATGCTGTGAAATTTTACCTTGATAACAAAAAAGCCTCTTAATTGAGGCTTTAAAATATATAAGGAATAACTTAATGAAAAGTAATTTTTTACAAACAATATGTGCAACTGTTATTGGTGGTTTAATATCAGCATTTGTTAGTGTTGTTGTTACATATTACATTCCCAAGTTGCAACAAGAAGAAGAAGGAAAAAAATGGCTACAAATTTTTGCTGTTGAAATAGAAGGCTATCATGGTTCTGATATAATCTGCGAACGCATTCAGACAGTAAAGAAAAAAATAAAAGAATTTAATAATACAAATCCTTTAGAAAACAGATTAATTACTCCTGACTCCGAATTAAACTTACCTTCAATTTATAAATCTAACCTAGATAAAATTGGATTATTAAAATCAGAAAACGCAGAAAATATTATGAATTTCCATACTTATTTTAATAATTCTTTAATAATTTTTAGTGAATCATCAATATATAACAAGGTTGGATTTAATAAAAAAACACTCAACGCTTTATTAGAACAGTTAACAAATGCTGAAAAATACAGAAAAAAAGTATTAGGCTCAGCCAATATAAAATATGAGTCAAAATGCGAAATAGACTAAGTTGCATATTGAACAATAAAATAAAAAGCCCAACTATTTTAGTGGGCTTAAATTTTATGCGTCCAAAACCGCATCATATACATATTATCTATCCGTATATCCGTACAGTCAAGTATTTATTGCATATTACAAGTCTTTCTTGTTGCTGTGATTTGTAGATCCATACCTAACGCATGAATAATTTTAAGCATAGTGTCAAATCTAGGTTTTTTAGCTGATAAAGTTTTATATAAACTTTCCCGCCCAATCCCTGCTTCTTCTGCTATTTTTGTCATACCTATTGAACGAGCTACATCATTAAGTGCTGCGATAAATTCTTCTGATGAAATATCCTCGTGTAAAAATTCTGAAAGATACATAGCTCTTTCTTCATCAGTATTAAGGAATTTTGCCGCGTCAAATTGCGTCACTTTAACCATCTTTAATCTCCCTCCAAAGTTTCACCGCTTTTTCTATATCTTTCTTTTGTGTTGATTTATCACCACCACATAGTAAGAGATAGGTAATATCGCCATCCTTTGCGTAATATACTCGATACCCTGCACTGATCCTCGCCAAAAAAGTGGACAAAAGTCGCCTCTATGATATAAACAAAAATCATAGGAGACAAATATCATGGTTAAAAAATTTAGTATCGAATTTAAACAACAATCAGTGGATTATGCGTTATCTAATGCACACCTTTCTATCAGCGAACTTGCCAACCACTAGGTGTGGGTAAATCAACCCTAGATAAATGGATTAGGCAACTTTCCCCGAATAAAACTAGCCATCGAGAGTTAACCACTGAGCAACAGCGGATAATGGCGTTAGAAAAAGAGATTAAAGAACTGAAAATGGCCAATGATATACTAAAAAAGGCGCATGTGCATATCATCAACAATCCAAGTCGGTGAAGTACGCTTATATGAAAAATCATTTAACTAGCTATCCCGTTACTAGGATATGCCGATTACTTGGTGTCAGTTCATCAGGTTATTATGCTTGGTTAAAAAGAGCAAACAAATCCGCCAAACTCAGCGAGTATATCCAAAAGCAGTATTGGCAACATAAAGCTCGTTTGGGTGCGCCAAGCCTGCTTCATGATGCAAGAGAAGCAGGCTATCAAGTTTCAGAAAGAACAATTAGCCGTATTTTGCAACAATTGGGATTACGAAGTAAAGCAGCACGTAAATTCAAGTATAAAACAGACACAGCTCATCACAATATTGCGCCCAACACGTTATATAGGCAATTTAACCCTGATAAGCCTAATAAAACATGGGTAACCAATATTACTTATATTAAAACGGGGGAAGGTTGGTTATATTTGTCGGTGATTATCGATTTATATGGACGAAAAGTGATTGCTAGGCAAACCAGTCGCTACATAGACCGCCATTTAGTGTGTAATACATTAAAACAAGCTTTATTTCGGCGTCACTTTCCTAAAAATGTACTCATTCATAGTGACCAAGGAAGCCAATATTGCAGTGCTGATTTCAAGCAATTATTGTTACAATATGGACTAAGGCAAAGCATGAGTCGAAGAGGAAACTGCTTTGATAATGCGGTTGTTGAAAGTTTTTTTCATACACTCAAAACACACATTATTCATGACTGTTACTACAAAACGAGAAAACTGGCTAATAAAGCACTATTTGAATATATTGAAATCTATTATAATCGGATACGCCGCCATTCAGCCAATGGCTGGGTATCACCTGAACAATATGAACAACAATATTACCAAAACGAAAAAATGATAGAGGCGGGCACTGTCTAATATTTTGGCGAGGATCAAAAGCTTGTTTCTATTAGGTTTTCTGAACATTTTTGAATTTTATTGAACGGTATAATTTCGACCTCAGCAGGAATCTGAATAAAATCATACCATTTTGATTTATAAAAATTTTAAAATAACACAAAACAACATACCGTTTAAAATACCGTTAAAATAATATTTGAAGATAGATTTTATATATGTCGATTATTCTAACACTTTCGCGATCCACTTCCCAACTTTCCAATTCAAATCCACACTCCAAAAAATATTAGTTTATGATGAATAAAACTAACTAATCTTACATAACATGATAACAATAAACTACACACTACCAATTTACATACGCATGACGCCCGAGGACTTCGAAAATGAAATTACGGGCGAATGCTACATTATCAACAGCGACAACGAGCACAATTATGTATTCTATCAAACGCAGAAAACACTATACGATATCGCCGATTTTGTAATGTTACATGACGCTGTTGAGTATTGTAAGTTGAAGATTGATAGTGTGTTTTGATTATTCAGGCTTAGCTGGAAATATAGCATTAATATCAGACGCATCAACACGCGTTAACAAGATTCGATATTTTTTCCATGATTTTAACTGCGCTTCTTCGTCTGCTTCTTGCATATCAAGATCGATAATATCTTGCAAAATAGCTATTTTTTCGTTAGCTTCGTTGATTAATGAGTTTTTTAAATTTTGATTGTTTTTGATGAGATGTTCATTTTTTGCATCTTCATCTAATACCCATTTTTTAGCTTTGATATCCCACTTACAAAATTCAAACGGCTCTAACAGAGTAAAACCGTCTTTAATTTTACCGAGATAATCGATTTTTTCCGCACTTTTTGTATCAATGTTATATACCGTTTTTTCTCGATGATCCTCAACTAAAACCCATTTTCCGTTTTGTTCACATGGACAATAGCCGTTTTTGAATTCAGGCGCTATGCGTAACGCATTATCTGGCGGTAATGTGTCATCGTTCGCTTCTAATTCATGTGTGAATGGTTTTAGTTCATTTGTGTTATCAAAATAATAATTAATCATATTACACTCCCAAGTAAATAACAGGTGTCATACCGATGTTGATTGGTCTATTTTCGTGAGCTGTGGGGACTACATTTGAAGCATGAAAATCGTAACCGAACGCTGGCCAGTCCTTTTTCTGTTCAAACGCACCGTTTTCGGGATAAATTGCATTTGAGCCAGAAAACGCGCCGCGAGAGTAATTAGAATGATTATCTACAACACCTGTATCGAAATGTCCCCAGATGTCTCGAATAGCATCATCTTCTGGACTGCCTACCTGCCTACTTATACCATTAACCGCACGCTCAAAATAACCTCGACCGTCGGGCGCAAACGCTGTTGGTACATTAATGTATTGTTTGCCGTCAATTGTTTTGATTGTTATCCAGTGATCGGATTTATAATTAGCCGACAAATTATTTAAAGCTTGCCCTTGCGGTGAATCTAGCAAGAAATTATCACCGTTGCGAAAATACCACCCGAACGGCAGCTCATCACGACGAAACGGCATTAAGCGCTGGTCGCCAATCATGTCTTTTACAACTATATGATTACCAACAATGTAAGTAGGTGAACCGTTCACGTCCTCTTTAACGGCCGGAACAGCGCCGACATCATCAGCCGTCGGTTTATTATTCGGCGAGTAAACTCGTTGGCCTTGTTCATTTAGAACTTTTACATCTAACGCCCCGTCTATTGACTGATTTTCTTCACCTGTTTTCTTGATAAAACTTGTAGTGTCAACTGATAGCGCAGCATTTTTAGCTTCATCTGCTGATTTTTTAGCTTTTTGTTCAGATATTTTAGCGTTGTTTTCAGACGCTTTAGCAGCATTAGCGCTATTACTAGATTGCTGAGCTGAGTTACGAGATGCTGTTGCTGATGCGCTAGCACTATTTGCATATGATTTAGCTGAATCTGAATACGATTCAGCTGATGTACTAGCATTAGTTGCTATTGTTGCTGATTCACTTGCTGATTGTGCAAAATCTTTGCTTTGTTCAACAAGTTTTATCAACTCTTTTTGTATTGCATATTGAGATTTTATTGTGACAACTTGTCCATCTGGTGCTGTTAATGTTACCTCTCCATCACCCGTTAATAAGGTTTGCCAAGCGTCTAGTTGGATTTGATAATAATTCAACATTTCTGATACGCGCAATGCTAAAGCTTCAATGGAAACTTTGGGGGAAGTCGGTATTTCGTACGAGACTCCCGTCTTACTTACTCCGTTATACTCTTTTGCTAGTGTTAATTGAGTGTCTGATTGAATGGATGCAATCTCATAAATTTCTATTGTGCTTGATGTTTGTAGTATCAACATTTGCCCAGAACAAATGCCTATTAATGGATTAGCCCACTTAGTGTTAATTCCAGTTATTATTTTGCTGTTATTGGTTACGTTTACCGTACCAGTTTTGTACCAAGACATAATTTTCCTCAAATTTTAAACATAAAAAAACCGCCACATGAGCGGTTTTATTGAACAAATTGAATTATAATTTAAACAATGCCTTTAATTGCTTTTCTTTTTCGGTGTTTGCGCATTTGATATCAATTAAAGTATGAGTTTTCTCAGTCGGGAAATTATCTAATTTCTGCCGTATAGAGCCAGCTAACTTGAGCTTTAAATCATAGTGATTGTCATTGATTTTTTTAATCTTACTGATTTCAAAGCTTTTTATTGCACCTCCCAACGTGTTTTCTTTGTAAATTGCCTCACAATTTAATTGTTTGGAATACGAATTGCTAGAAAATAACAACATAAATAACAATATTATTTTTTTCATCATTGCTCCATTTTTAAAATTTAAAATAATTTTCAGCGTCTAAAATCATTAACGGAAAGTTTGAAGTAAATTTTCCATTAAATGGGTGGGTCCATTCATAATTTTCGTGATTTATATAAGATGGCGCTAGACTAAATCCATTTGAAGCAAAGCCAACTTGCTTAGTGATGCCACTGTATTTATCGAAACTCGCATAACCGCCAATTGATGTCGGAATGAACATGGGGCGTCTAATATTAGGTATACTGACGAATTCACCATGGCTAACAGCTCCAAAGCTGTATAGCTGTGGATTAATTAAAAGCCCTGATGTTGAATCACATACTGTTTCCCCATATGAATTATAAATCCTCATCCCGTATTTTGACAGGGTATTTATTGTTTCTTGTTTTGCAAAAACAACTACTTTTATGGAAATATCATAATTTAATCTTACACCATCTTTATTATGAGCAAATAAAGCATGTTCATAAAAATCACGATTAAACCCGATTCCGATTGAAGTATTTTGTTTGTCACTATAAACAAAGACTGCACAATTGTTGAAATTCAGGTGCGGATTAATATTGCTTGGTCGCCAACCATCTTTAGCTGATATTGTAATGTCTCCCTTAAATACCACGGGTGCACATAATGATGCTTGATTGATGGAAAAAAAGTTATTTTGACCTGTAAATGAAATCCCTATTCCTGAAGCCGGATTATGCATCGGATAACCAATTATTATACATAGTTGGTTATACCCACTACCGCTATCACCACCATACCCCCACGCGTTTGGGCCATTTGCCAAAATAACTTGTCGATTATTGTCTAGATAACTGCGTGAATCAAATGCGCCACAAACCCAAATATTGGTACCGTCTTCATCCATCTCAAAGTCAACATTATAACCAGAGCCGTTTGTTAAATGCACATAATACTGATACCCATCAGGAACATAAATGCCTGTTTGGTGCTGTTCAACACTACATATCCCTAAAATACAACACATAGTGTGAGATGAATCTAATATAATATCAGGTCCATCAGTACTAAAAATCTTTAAGCCGTAACTTGACACTTTTACCTCACAATTTACCTAGTTTTACTCTTAGTACATTTCTTTCATCAAAGACAGCTAATCCACTACCGTTTAATTCAATTCTTCCGCCTCCAAGAAATGAGCTATTTATCTCAAAATTGCCATCCTTAAATAACCGCCATCCCGATTTCCCGGGAACATAATTTTCAGATTGAATTGTGTCCGAAATTGTTGCGAAATTTAATGACGCCCTGCCGATGATTGCGCCATTCATGATTACATTGCCATCTTTTATGATAAAAGCTGGGACAGGGTTGCCATTTGCTTGGTTCATAACCATGAATTTATCAGCAAGAAAGATGACATTTGACTGCATGCCATTATCGGTATTCTCAACGCCCATTGTCATGCCTGCGACATATTGCTGTCCTTTATCATCGATCTTAACTTTCATTGTTCTGTGAGCTGAAATTTTGCCATTGAGATTATTTACAGTTTCGCTAACGTCAGAGATTGATGTAGATACGTCCCCCACTTTCGTGTTGATGGATTGAATGGCTTGTGCTGTAGCTGAATTTTGTTCTGCAGTAGTTTTTTTAAACTCTGTTAAATTACTGCTAACATCACCGTATTTAGAGTTTAACTCGCGTAATGCAATTGCGGTTGCCTCTTTTTCAGTTAATAAAACAGAATTAGTTTCTTTTATTTCAGCCGATAAGCTACCATTTTCAACTCTGCGACGGCGTGTTTCGGTATCATTAGCTAACGCATTTTCAATGATCGCTTTTGCGTTTTCTATTGAACTAATCGCCGCATTATCAACTGAATCAATAAGAGAGTTCCAAGCATCGGTTTCTTTGATTTCATCAAAAATATGGTCAGTTAAATCGTTGGTATTTGTACTAGAAATCCCTCTAACCCATTCTGTCCAATCACTAACGTTTCCGATCTTATCAACCAATCGAGCACGGTAGAAAAACACTTGACCAATTGATAATCCTGTTTGTGAATAACTACAACTTGGATACGTAACATTACTTAACAATAGCGCCTTTTCTTCACTCTCATTTGTAGAGTATTGGATTTCAGTATGACTTGTGTCACCGCTACCGTCAGGAAACGACCACTTTAAATCAACGCCAAAAACAACGTCATCACTAGCTGTAAACCCAATTGGTTTGTCTGGTTTACCAACCTTACCTTTAATTGAAGTCGCTTGTGAGTATGCCCAAGGTGAAGATACGTCAATTGCATTAACAGCTCTTACACGAACTTCATAGACACCTGAATAAACCCCCTCAACAGTAAAATTTGTGCCGTTTGTACGACCAACATTAATCCAAGCTGAATTATCTTTTCGCCATTGAGCAACGTAGTTTGTTGCTCCTTCCACTGTATCCCATGTTGCATTTAAAGATGCAATTGACAAGCCTTGAGAGATGTAGCTACTTTCTGAAACAACAATATTTTTTGGAGTAGAAATTGAACTTGGTGGAGTAACGGTAATAGGTTTTGACTCAATCCGAATACCCTCATCAATATATTTGAATTTATCAGGATCGTGCTGAATAGCCGTTATTGTAAACCGACCTTTTTCAGTTGCCGATATTGATGTCACTCTAAAATATTGAATTGCAATATTATCACTATCTATACACCAAACTGCACCAGCTACAGGTTCAATTTTATAGTTAGCAGAAACCGTAATCGTTTTTTTATCGGTACTGATTGCTTTGATGGTTCTGCTTTGAGCTGTACCATCTGGCAAGTTAATTACTAGTCGATCGCCAGCGCTATAATCAACAACTCTATCTAGCGTTATTTTTCGCCCAGAAACGGCATGAATTCGCCCACCGTTTTCTTTACCTGAACGAGACGGATCGGCTACTCCAATAATTCGTGCAGGCATAGGAATATAACCATCCAAGCCAACAGTAAAGGTTATTACTTCATCTTTCGCATTGGAAAGTAATGCCCAACGCCCTCTTCTCTGCGCCTCTGCTTGTGATGTACAGCCGATAGCTGTTAATTTCATTACATTAACATCGTATCGACGCATTAAATCATAGTCCCATACAGCTTCTACATCATCACAATAATGGTTATTGGGGTCAGAATAAGCAACTAAGCACGAAGTATATCTATTTTTATATGAACCACCTGAATATGCAAAATCACCGATAACGTTAGATGGATGATAGATGAAATCAGGCTCGTCTTGTGGCATGTCAGCCGTTAAACAAATCTGGTCATTACCCCAAAAAATTATCCCACGAAATGACGCCACCAAGTCTTTAAGTACTGTGTAAGCGTCCTCTTGACTTTGTATATATTCATTACAAGCAAAACGTGGCTCTTTGCCACCCTTCCCATCAGATACCATCTGATCGCAGTATTGCCCTAGTTGATAGATAGACCATTTATCTATCATAGTAGAATCAATCCGTAACCCCATGCCTGCTATCTCATCACGCATTAGATAATAAGCAAGCCAAGCAGGATTATTCGTGTAAGCCATTTTAAAGCCACCTCGCCAAATTCCCGAGTATGTTCGACTAACAGGATCATAATTATCGGGAACTTGAACAAGTTTTCCTTTTAACTTGCAACTAATCTTTGGCACGGCTCCGTTAAATTGACTAGCGTCCAACTCAATATAAAGCAAAGCGGTGTTAGGGTAGCGTAATTTGCTATCAATCACTTCTGCGTAAGAAGATACAGCAAATGCGTTAATTAATTTACTATTAGAGTTAGAATCTGGTGTTAATCGTCTTACTCGAATAGCCCAACCATTTACCGCACTTGGCAGATTTATGCGATGATCTCTTTGATATTCAGATGTGGTTTTACCATTAAATTCAGCATTCACAACCGTTTCAAAAGCACTACCATCTGTTGATAGATCAATTGCATACTTTGTGACTGTACCAACCATATCGCCATTTTCTTTATATTCAACATGAGTAGGCAAACTCAACTTAATTCTAATTGCATCTAAATCTAAATTAGAAAATGAGCGAACCCAAGGTTTATTGGCTTTTACTATATAATTCGCTCGCAACTCATTACTGATTTCAGGAATACCCTTAATATAATCTTGAGTTTGTGAGCCATTACGAAACTCCCACGTAACACCATTAAAATTACGTGAACCATCGGCATTAGCCAACGGGGTGTTATCAATATAAATATTTTGTTCTGTAATATCGCCTTGAATCTCACCCTCACTCAATGCAATCAATGCTTTAAGCTTAGCTGTTGAAAGTAGATTATCTGGTTGTTCATACGGCTTATGCTGTTTTTTACTACCACCTTTTTGACCCTCTATCAAATGCATAATTCACCTATTGTTGATCTTCTGAATAAATACCAGCATTAATTACTGCACCACCAATTTCACGCTCACCTAGCAAAATAGCTACAGGATAACCCACCGCGTTGGTATTAACTGGCGCACCAAATCCATAATTGGGCTTGTTTTCTGCGCTAGATGAACCGCCAGCGTTAAATTTCGGCTGAGGTGTGAGCAATTGAACAACCCCGCCAAGCATCATGCTAATACCGATTCCTGTTAAAATCGATGTTGCAGTAACCGTTGTGGCAGCCATCGCTGCTCCCCACGCCGCCAGTGACGCACCTGCCGTAAAAAATGCAGCCACTAACGCAATAGCACCAATAATAATTTGTAGCATTCCGCCACTTTTAGAGCCTTGAGCTACAGGCATGATCATGTAATTTTTACCACTTGCATTAATATCAAACTCATCAATACCAATGTTTTTGCCGTCAACAAAAAAAGCAAATTTGACACCTTTCATATGCGCTGAACTCATGTATTTTTCAAAGCCTTTTATCGTTGCGCATAACGCTCTTAACACTTCTTTAATATCTTGCACATCGTATTGATGATTCTTGCCAAATTGCTTAGCCATTGCGCCTTTAAACGTTACATTACTCAGCATTAAATAACTCCTTGTGTCGTACTATTCGAACGGTTCTATCTCTAAAATATTTACCGTATGGTGTTCTTGATGATAATTGACCATAAAGATGATGAAGAATAAGATTGTCACCAAAATAAATAGCAGCATGGTTTGTAACTTGCGCACCAATTCGCATCATAATGATGTCGCCAATCTGCATGTCTTTGAGGTCCACCTCAACAAACCCCTCTGATTGCCAGTTGTCATCATAAATATTTTCATCTCCACTCTCCCACCATTCATGAGTAACAGAATAGTTTTTTAAACCGATGTTATACTCACGTTTATAGTAATCCATGATCAATGCCCAGCAATCAGCATACCCTAGCAGCCATTGACGCCCCGTATAATCCCGATTTATACGCGGTGATATTGTGCAAAAATCACCATCAGGGACAGACATAATTCCCCATTCAACACCCGAATAATCGCATTGAATACGGTCAAATTCCGACGGGACAAGTGATACCACATCAGGATGAGAGTGAATAATCATAATGATTTCACCCTGTTTCTCAGCTTCTAGTTGCTCATCAGGTGAGATTAAAAAATGCTCTTTGGGATTGTCTGATATGTTTTTACAAGGTATATATTTTTGAGTTTTACCCGTATCCACAATTAGACCACACGCCTCGTTAGGATATTCACTTTCAACATGTTTTTTTATTGCATCTAATAATTTTTGTCTCATATTATTTACCTTGTAAATTTGCCGCAGGGAAACCACCAAAAGGAAGCGGATTATTACCATGGCGAGCTTTACAATCCTTTAATAAGCCACCGCATTGATCTTTAGCAGGATCATCAGTCTCTATGCCATCTTTAGTGAAATACTTATTGCCTGCATAGTCACATCCCGTCCCAGTTCTATACCAACCACGCATACACCAAGTGCAAACTGTTGTTATTTGCCGTGTGGGTAATTTAAGATTTTGTATGTCAAAAGGTGAACACAGCTCAAATTCAACGGTCGCTTTTGTTTCTTCGCGCTTGTTATTGATAAAAAATAACTGGACTCGTTCTTGTGTTGGGTCTGCAGTAGGATTTCCATTAAGCCAATTATCCGCATCAAGGTACTTAGCCATTGTCGTGTGGATTTTGACTTTTGCTTGGACCAAGTCATCATAATCAATACAAAGCCGAGTTACCCTACCGTCTATATTGCCAACCGATAATCTTGGTGTTGGTTGTGAGCCAGTGCTACTTAATTCAATGTCTTTTAACTCATATGGATACGGTAAATATTCTTTACCTTGCCATTTTATTGATGGTAAATTCTCAGTGGCAAATGACGCCCAACCGTCAGGTGAAATATTATGAGCATGAAATCTCAGTACTTCATCAAGACCAAATTTTGTGCCATCCACCTCTATTAGTTGTATAAGCTGGTTACCCTCAAGTGCTTGTAAATCTTGTGTTATTGGCATAGCTTTCTCCAGACATAAAAAAACCGCCACATGAGCGGTTTATTCAAATTAAAAATAAATTTAATAAAATCAACACCTTTACTACCATTTTTTAATCAAGGTGAATAAGCTTGAATAAATTTGAATGATAATGAAACAACTCTGCCGCCAACAAATTCGGATTCGATAGATTTATTCACAACTCGATACAATTTTTCTTCGCCGTACGGGTTTTTCCACTTAAACGACTTTATGATGTGCGAGTTTAAAAAATCACGAACTTCTTTTATTTCATTGATGCATCCTGTATAAGTTAAGTCCCAAGATTCGCTAACATTATTAATACCCGACACCCAAATTTGCGAATAACCGTCACCAAATCCAGCTTCGTTAATGTTTGATGAATCTGTATGTTTCGGATTGCCCATTGTTTTCCATTTAAAAACATCTATTGTCATTTCCTCCTCCTAATACCTATCTTGCGCGCATCAGGTTATATAAATCACCGCCCGGTGAAACAAGTTTTTTTATCGTTTCATTTACGCGCCGATCAATTATTGCAGCAGCTTGACTTTCAATAGAATTTGCATCAATGCTTGAGTTAGCCGCCCCTGATTCACTATTAGATTCCATGTTTAATGTCACATTAGTATTAACATTTATAGCGCTTGATGATTTATTAGACTTACGAGTAAAAGCAATTGGCGATGCGTGACCAAGATTAACTGCTCCACCGCTTGCGTACCCTCGCTGTGCTTCATTCATCAACGCGTAAAGATTGCCAACACCAAGGCGTTTTGTCGCTTCTTTAGTGAATACGAATTCGCCCTTGTGAACAATGCCCGCTGGTTCATACTTATTGCCTCGCCCTGTAAAACCGCACGAGTTAATGCTGTATCTAACATCCCCACCAGTTGCATATCCACGGATTAACCCTCCGTTGTATGCTTGCTGTAGCCCTCCCGTTGCTGCACCAGCACCAGCGCTAGCCATTCCAAACCATTTCATTGATGACTGTATTGCTTGAGCAACTAGCAACTTATTGATAATTTCAATAATGTTGGTGAGAATTGACTTTGTCAGGCTCTTGAAGCTCATTTTCCCAGTCGTAACAAATTCAGTTAATGAGTGGCTAACAGAACTCATGGTTTGTTGTCCTAAATCACGAAATGCATCAAACATGTTCCGTGAAGCATCTGAAAACTCATTAATACCCACTTTTAGCCCTGCGAACCAATCAGTTTGATTAATGTCTTCCTGCTGCCAGCTTTGTTGTAACGCTTGTTTTGCCTTGTTATATTCCTCGGTGATTTTTGTTATTTCTGTAGGGTTACTAGTACCTTTAAGCGCTATATCACGCTGAGCGTCAAGCTCTGACATTTCATTGTAGCGATTCGCATTTTTTGACGTCATGCCGAACGTAGCTTGACTAGCTTGAGATTTTGCAGATAAGTTTGTTGTGTACTCTTGCATTTTACGAAGCGCTTTAGTCGCCGTTTCGTATTGTGTAATTTCCTCACTAATGGCTGCATTTTTAGCAAACTGAGCAAGTAAAGCATCTTTATGTGCAAGTACATACTTTTCATGCGCTGACATTCTTGATTTATTGCCAGTACTTTCTAGCGTTTGAATCTGAGCTTGTAAATCAAAGTACTTTTTGCGCTCTGAAGTAATCGTGTTAACTGTTAAACTCTGTTCACGCAGTGCTTGAAGCTGACTTTTTAAGCTGATTTCTTGCTGTTGTGATGTGCGTAATAAATTGGTTGCTGAGCTTGTTTTTTCGGCGTTGTTAGCTCTAATCTTTGCTGCTGCTTTGTCTATATCCTCTTTTGTGACCGAGCCTGGAGCAATTTCGTTGGCTCTCTTTGCTGCGGCTTCCATTTCTTCAATTTCAGCTTTTGCGCGCTCGCTACGCGTCATTATCATTTGTGAGTATTGGTAGAACGGGCTTTTTGTTGGGTCTGTTGCTTTATCTGCATTCCCGCTTATTGCTTTTAAAAGCTGTAACTTTAATGATGCGTCGCTTGCTTTATTTGCAATTTCAATTAATCCATTAATTAGTCCTTGAAATTTGTCATTGCCATTGTCAGAAGTTTTATATAAATTTCCAAGTTTATTAATTAAGTCATTAATCTTTTCTGATGCTTTAATTGAATCGGTCTCAGCTTTAATGTTAGATAAATCAACAAGCAAATCTTGAGCTTGCTCTTCTGTTATATCGAAATATTCTGCATAACTAGAAACTTTACTTCTAATGCCGGATGCCGATTCCAAAGCTTCATCATTAACATTTTTAAGCGCTGCACCTAAATCCTGTCCACCCTTAGTGAGACGTTGAATAGAATCAAGAACTGCATCTAAATCCGAAGTGCCGCTACGCCCGAGCCTCTTAAGCGTTTCTTTCCACCCTACTTCAGCATCTTTAAATCCGTCTTGAAGCTGAGCCTTAATTCCTGAAATAGTTTTTTTTACATCTCTTTCGCTTGATTTTAACAACCCCTCAACTAACGGCCTATTTTTCTTAAGTAACTGCATCATATCGTCAGACAAGAAAGTAAAACCTGTTTTTTTGTCTGTATTCAGCACCCTATTTAAACGATCTTGCGCTGCCGCTAATTTATCTGTAGCGCTTTCAGTTTCAAAAAGCTTCGGTATCATGCTACCAAGCAAGCCGACCATGGCAGAAATGCCGATGTTCACAGGATTTAACGAGGTTAACAGCGTGCTAAAAGTATTGCCTATGCCATTTTTCATGATCATAGACATACTAGAAGTTTGTAGACCTGTGAAATTTCCTCGCATCATCTGTGTCGTCATTGTAGCTAACTGGTGCTTAGTAGCTAAAGAAGCTGTGCCTAATTTTTGGGTTTCTTTCGTTGCTTGCGTTAGTTTTCGAATATAAACATCAGCAGATGAGCTAACTCCAAGTTGTGCAGCTTGATATCGCAATAATTGCTCTTTTGATAGATTCTGAGTAGCAACCTGCGCTTTTAATTTATTTAAAAAATCAGTTCGCGCTTTGCTTGCAATGTTTTCAGCCGTCGTTACTTCTTTTTGCTTGATTGCAATATCTGAGAGCAATTGGCTATAATTGTGGATATCTATTTGACCGTCTTTATAAGTTTTTGCAAGCATTTTTCTAACTCTTGCAAGCTCTTTTGAGGCAGTATTAACATCTTTTAAACTGTCAATTTGATTTCGAAAACCAACATATAATCTATCGCTAGATTCAGCAAATTTTTTCGCCGAGTTTGTATTTTCTGTAAGGCTTTTACGATATTCGGCAATACGTCGATGAACTTCGTCAACCTCTTTAGCTGTTCGAGATAATGAGCTTTTGATAATTTGTTGTGAGTTTTCGAACTCATCAGTAGCAGACGCCGCACCCTCCGCCTTTTTACTAAAATCATCTAGTTTTTTATTCGCTTCATCGACGCTTTGCACATCAATCTTAAGCTTTAGCGATGTGATTTCTTCTGCCATAATTTTCTCCAGACATAAAAAAACCGCAATTAAGCGGTCTTATTTATTAAGTTTTGTGTTTAATTCTTTTTAAATACAAAAACGAATTTAATGCAATCTAAATCATAATCTAATGTTATTTTTTCTGCCAATTCAAAATTCATATTAACAATGCTATCAAGATCGGCGTCAACATAGATATAAAAAGCATGTATTTCATTTGCAGATGATTCCGTTTCTGTTCGTACGGGTGTTGTTTGATGCAATCTGCATATATTGACAAGCAAATTAAATAATTTATCGAATTGTATTGGTGACAGCATATTTTTTCCAGATAACAAAAACCCGCCGAAGCGGGTTTGAATTGCTTTGGTGGTCAATAACAAATTAACTAAATTTAAATAAGCCCGAAAGGGCTTTATGGTTATTTGATTCTGGTACAGTGCATTAATGTTTTAATTTTCTCATTGTCCTCTTGTTTATCTTGCGTTCTAGTGGACTCAGAAGTAAGTTTAAACTCATTATCTGATATATATTCAAGTTTGGTGAATCCGACTATTTTCCTGTCACCCAAAGAATCTTCGTAACTTTCGTTCAATTTTTTGAAATCCTGCTTTATTTTTTCATCACTATCAGGCAGCTTTACAAAAAGACTATCATTTTCTTTTAAATACGTAACTAATGATTTTCCGTGGTCAATTGTTGTTGAATAGTTTTGAAATACCCCATTCTTCCATTTTGCTCTTTGTTCGGTTGCGCCACACTCCCAATCCCCAATAAGCATTTCCTCAGTTACTTTTTTTTCTTCACAGCCAAATAAAACTAAGCTAACCAAGCTAATTAGTAAAATTCCTTTCATGCGATACATATGATCCTATTTTATATTAACTATTTTACGTTAATATTATGTGATCATTGAGTTAAGAGCAATAAAAAACCACCTTCAGATGGTTTGACTGATGGGTGATTTTTCAAATGTTACCCTTTAAACTAACAATTATTTTGATTTGTGCATTAATTTCAGGGCTTCGCTTTCCATGATTTGGATATCGTTAAAAATAGTCTCGTTTTCAGCTATGTTGTTAACTTTCATAACCCATGGTAAGCAATTGTAATCAAGCCCTGTAACGCCACCCATGCTTGTACGCCATTGGGTGGACATTGCTTTAAATAGCTTAAAAACATCTAAATTGTCTTGCCATATTTCTACATACTCATCAGCGTAATCATCTTCGGTTAGACCGAATGCCGCCAGTTCATCTTTTGACGGCTCGGGGGTATATAGAGCAATGGCAAGTTCAATTAGTTTTTTTCGCGCTGACCTAACATTTCTTTATAGTATGTATCGGTTATCGCACGCCAAGCAGCAGGATAGTTATTTAATAAGATTTGCATGTTTTCTTGATTAAATTCTTCATCCAAGCTCCAGCCTTGAACTATTTTCATGACAAGATCGATAATTTGTTTATCTTTAACTTCATCTTCAAGTTTAGTGAGTTTATCTGCTGAGTAATGGTTAAAGGTTAGTTCGATTTGCCCGTCCTCTTGACCTGCACGAGGAATTAAGACATTACACTTAAACGTTGGTTCTGCGACTAATTTAAATTTTGCCATTTAGTTTATCCTTATTTATCTTTATAAAATGTGATCGCTGGTGATTCGACGGTTGTGTTGATTTTTACGGTTTCAATCTCGTTGATAGCCGTCTCAGGTGTTGGGTCAAATGACACTCGTACAGCGTCGTAGCGAGTTTCTTTTGCTTTCGGTACATACATTTTCATTGCTACCACATCATTAGTTTGGTCCAACTCTTGAAGCACTGGATAAGCCGGTAAAGAACTATCATGAGCAATGGTGTAACTTTTACTTTTCGCCGATTTAATGGTCGGCAATTGCTTTTCTTTGTCATCTTCAAGGAATTGAATTTGAACATATTGTTGCTCACCACCCTCGGTTGAAACTTCTTTGATTTGAGGTAAACGTTCCCAAGATGTAATTTTAGTAACCGTCCCAGCCCCCTCGTCAACAGGAAACATATTTACATTGCCGGTGTTAATATTGCCCAATGTTACATCCGCAGCATTAACCCGAGTAATTTTGGCCACAACGTAATTAAGCCTTGCCCAACCCGATGTGATTAGAACCTCATCACCGACCACAAGCCCGTGATTCGCTTTCAATGTAACAACCGCTTCTTTGGCGTTTGTAATAGTTTCAAATGCTAAAGCCTCGCCTTTTGATTTTTGCACGTAAACACGTGCGCCGTTAGGTAATGCAAAACCCATAGTAAAACTCCTAATTTAATTAAATTAATGTATCAGCACGGTAATTCATGCTAATTGGTATGGTGTAAGTGGTTTTATCCGTGATAGCTGGATAAACGCTTGGTATTGAGTTGATGTAAAGTGAAAAATTATCTTTGGTTAACTCTGTATTGAGTTTGAAATGCGTAATAATCGCTTCTGATATCTGCTGAGAGTGTGATTTACCAGTGTTAATTGGAGCTACTACGCTAACTTGATAAACTCCTTTGTAAATCCGTGAATTACCGCCCAAATCAAAGCTGGTTGTGATTGCTGGCAATATGTTGGATTTTAAGTAGATTTCGTCATTAGGTGTTGCTTCGATGTTTTCATAAATGATTGGTAAACCCAGTTGGTTGGCAATGATATCTAAATGCGATTCGAGCAATCCTGAAATTGTCGAAATCAATGATTAACCTCCTTTTGTGGCGTTTTCAAAATGAACTTGAGCATTTAGTGCGGCGACCCTGACAATGCCGTTAGGCGCTTGTTTAGAGTGTCCAAACTCTAATCTCACACTATACGGTAGGTTGTTAGTAAAGTAGATTGACTGAACACCATTTGTATACCGCCCAATCTGCTCGATACCATCTTTTAACGTGTCCATTCCTGATGGATCAATTCTATCTAGTTCAACAGATGCAGGCACATTAAAGGTAACTTGCCAGTTGCCACGAAAACGTCCACCGACATAGCCTTTGGGTGCATAACCTTGCCATAATTCAGGCTGTCCTACTGGTGACATTCTGATAATGTCTTGCAAGATTTCGATACTAGCCTTTTTAACTACAAGCTCATTTTTTGCTTTCGCTTTATCTACAAACGCATTGATAGACGATAGAAAATTTTGGCTATTTGACATTTACGCTTTCCTTAACTGTGTTTTGTAGCATATAAGAACATCAGCAGGTTTTACTGGGTTTGGCTGTTTAATCAGATATTTTTTACCGTCAATGATTACAATATCGTTGATTTTTAGCTCAACATCAGCAGAAAAAACCATCTGAATATCGCCTGATTGAATGACAGTACCGTCAATCTCAATCGGGTTATAATTGGTTTTTATACCAATTGTCGTAAAGGTCTGATTTTCGGTAATAACTTCTTTACCGTTAACAATCGATACCTTACCCTTTCTTAATACTGAGTATTCCATGCCGTATTTTGAAAGGAGCTTCAAGGCTGTATTAAATGAACGTTCATAAAAGTTCACCATCACGACCTCTCGGCAATACAATTTATTGAAAACCCACTGCTAACAACCAAATCGCCCAATATTGATATAACAGCCGTATACTGCGGTTTAAAGCCAGATTCATCGACCGCATAAGCGACTGTTAACGCACCAGCTATAGACTCCGACTTTACTGGAGCTTCACGCACACTAGGTAATAAATCACCCGAAATAGCTTCAATAGCTAACATGCATTGAGCTGTTATTAGTGGAGTTGGGATCTCATTGCTAGGTAATAAATAGCCATCCAAAACAATATCCTTTCTAGGAAATGGTAAAGGTTGGTTTTGTTTGGCTTTCTTACCTGCCCAATTTAATCCATTCAAATAGTCCATTGCTTTAATGAGCAATGATTCTTTATTGTCAGGTAAACTTATATCTCTTGCATTAGCAAAATGCTCTAAATCATCAATGCTTGCATAACTGTTAAAGTTGCTAGAATTAGGATCGGCATTAATCATTCATTGCTCCATAAAAAGGGCGTAAAGCCCTTTGTTTTAATTATTTCCTTTGGCAGATCTGCTGTTAACGTTTGGCGCTCCTAGTTTTATTAAAACGCCAGCGGTAGATTTATTGCTGTCAAAGTGTTTTTTCCAGTTAACTTGATTGCTCAACTTAGCTAAATCTGGGTTAGCGCCTTTTGATGTATCCCAGCTGTAACCAAGTAAATCGATGTTAACTGTACCCTCTGCACGATATCCGATTGCTAAGTTTTCCTGCGTATTGATGTCATAAGAACGGAAGCCCGGAGCTTGTGACTCAGTGATTTTTACAGCACTTGCAACTAAACCTAAAATCGCATCAACTGGCGCAGAATCTGTAACTAATACAGGTTTGCCTAATGTGCCTGGTTGACCACCATAAACCACAACACCAGCTTCTTCGTATAGCTTGTTATCCATTGCCTGATCTACAATGTCAAAGTAGGTTGTAGAATGCATAACAAATAAAGCGACACGATTAAATTTGTCGCCATATTTGCGTAATCCTTTGGTTAATGTTTTCTTCCCATCAGTAGCTATATCTGCAGTTACTGTCATGTCAGTGTTAGCGCCAATAGCAGCCATTAGAGAATTGATGGCATATTTAACGTAGCCCTCTAATGTTGCATCTGCCACATCAACGCCGATCACCTCTGAAAATTCAGAAATATCACGCCCACGGCGTTTAAATGCTTCTTCTGTTGTTTCATAAGGTCCATATTTCCATGGCACTTTGACGCCCACAGCTTCGCCTGCACCGATTTTTTTACCTGTAACAGGATCAACCGAATTAACATCACGAGGGTCAATAGAGCCGTTAACCTTATAAAATGCTCGTTTACGAAAATCTCCTTCAATTAATTCATTGTCGATAAGAATTGCGCCATTAGATGCCGCATTAAATACATCCAAGTTATCTTGGCGTCGCTCTAAAAATGCGGTTTGTGCTAAATCGTTGTAAATGATTAAATCTGTATTTACTGTTGTTGCCATTATTTAACTTCCTCTTAATCTTTTGGTAATTTTAAATATGCTTGTTGACCATATTTCTGGATGTAGTTGTGTTTTTCCGTACTGGTCATTTTTGAACGAACTAAATTGGAACCACCTGCCTTATGTCCTCCTCCTCCAGTGCCTTCGGCTCTTGGAAATAGGTGTGGAGCATTATCTTTTAATGATTCCACCCACTCTTGAGGTGTTAAAGGAGTTTTACCGTCTTTACCAAGTAAAGGTTCGCCATCTTGTCCTACTGCGACAGCCTCGCCGTCATCACTTAAAATAAACATGCCTTTGGCACGTAAACTAATATCTTCTAATGCTTCTGGTAACGCTCCTGCTTTCAATGCCGCATTAGTCATTTTGTTGCTAAGCACAATACTGCTATACTTTTCAGCTTTCTTTTGCGCACTATCAGCTCGCTCTTGTTCCGCTTTGAGTTTTTTATCAAACTCGCTTCTAAACCGCTCTGTGCGTTTGTTTAATACCTCATCGATTTTCCCTGCTGAAATAAGTTTAGCTTCTTCGTCATCTGAAAATCGCTGTAAGATTGTTTTGACGGCGTCAGGATCAATTCCTTCAAACTGCTTTAGTTTTTCAGATAATGCCTTTTGCTTACCTAATAATTCGTTATTTTTATTTTTTAAGCCTTGCGTGTTTTCAGCAACTGCTTTATCAATTAAGGCTTGTACTTCTGGGGTGATTGTTGCGCCACCACCAGCATCGCCACCTTCTTGCGCTTCTGAATAAAACTTTCGGTTGATTTCTCTAAATAACATAATTTCCCCTCAGGATTTGAGCTTTGCTCTGAAAATAAAAAAGGCCGCATATAGCGACCTTGTAGATGTTAATAAATATTTATTTATCTATTGTTTTGCTGTTTTCCATTTTATTGGTAACTGCACTCATACTCATAGCTATCATACGTTTAATGGCTAAATTTGGCTCGTTATCAATTAACTTTTGTATCTCCACTAAGATATCATCATCCCACGGCTGTTTTTGAATTAAAGCGTGGACCTTTCTTAGATTATCGTTTGTCATGTTTTATTAACCATTCTAGTATTAAAGGATGAATTCTCTTTCTCGATTCAGTATCGCCAAGCATATACAAAGCAAAGCTTTCAGAAAAAAGTTCTTCATTTGAATCAGAAGAATAATAACTTAGCACATGCGCCCATTTGTCATTATATGCAATTTGAGTGATTTTAGATAAATACTTCTCATCTTGATAATACAGATAGTGCCCGAATTCGTGCGCTATTGTTCCTTTTATGCTTTGAACTGATGCGTAAGGCAAGACATCCAAGTTAGCAATTATCTGTGCTAGCTGTTTTTTATCTGGAGATAAATCAATTTCATAAATGGCCATATCTTTAAACCCTAGCATGGCGGCGTTTTCTGCAATTGCCTCCCATTCGCTTGGGTCTAACATCCATTGTGCCATGTGAATTGAGTTTTGAGATAAATTATAAGCACCAGCCGCAGTTTCCGAAAATTTATCTTTTGTCCCTAACCAAGAGAGTTTTGATAAATTGAACCTTTTAATAATATCTTCTGATATTTCAGCAACATCTTTAGCGCTTTCGAGAGATGTATCTTTCGGAAATTTAACATTAGCAGCTATGCTTTTTCTTTGCATCCAATTTTCAACTTCTTCAACTGTTCTTAAGTTTGAAAGTTGACCACTGAGTTGGTTGTTTAACTCGTCAATTGTTAATAAGTGTCCATCGCGAGTGAAAAACTTTTCTGGCTCAATTTCTCCATTTCGTAATAACCTCGCTCTTTCTACCCCTAATATTTGCTCTTGCCTCTCCTGTGATTGTGTTTTTAGCCAATCAAGATAAGAGGTTTTGGCTGGAACTTGACCATCCATTGATGCTCTTGTGCCTGTTGGCACCTCATCAATGTCGATCCCTAGTTCTCGATAACTTTTTAAGACAAATGTCTCAACAGACCGACAACAAAAATGTAATTTACCCGGTCCGTCACCGTATGGAATGTCATGACCTATAGGCTGGTTATCTAATGTATACTTTTTTAAATCGCGAATAATACACATCGGTGTAGTACTAGTATCAAGCGTAGATAGCCATTGTTTACCTTTTATTAAATCGCTATTAGCCTTTCCGAACTCATCACGAGAAACAGCGGCTGTGTGAGATACAGCAGAGCGAATTAATGATGATACATTTCTCTTACTCGTTTCTAAAACGCCATCTTTATAATTATTCTTTTTAGTACCTCTTACTCTCCTAATAATCTGTTCAGTGGTTTCGCCAGTTGCATAACCAGTTCTAACGGCATTGGTAACACGTTTAAGCCTGTCATCTTCGATATTGCTTACCCATTCAGATAATAAGCGCCCTTGAAATGGTTTTGCTTTTACCGCCGCAAATAACTGATTCGGCGATATCTGCATTAAAGGGTACTTATCTTTAACAATATCGGGTAATAACGATTCAAACAGTGAATATTGATAATTACTCTCATATTCACTAAATGCATTTAATTCACCAAAGAGATAATCAGAAAATGAATTTAATGATTTAACACTACTGAGCATTGATTCAAGTCGTGATATTTTAAATTCGCTAGAAGATAAATCATCTAACGCAATATATAGTTGGGCTGTTAACTGTTTATCAACGACGTTTAGTAGTTTAAGCGATTCTCTTATTAAGTTATGTTCATAACCAACTAGATTAACGCGGTGATAAATTGCTTCATCGCGAAGTTTTTTGTTAATTGTCATAAATTAATCCAGCAACTGAGGATCTGCGTCTTTTAGCTCCTGCTTAACGGTTTCAGGATCTGCGCTTGGGTCAATGATATCTAGTTTTTGCATTGCACGTATCATATCCTCATCCCTGATTGCGCCTGATTGCCATGAGCTAACAATAGCGGTAATCATGCCAGCATCAGCAATCTTAGAAATAAACTCTTGATTGATAGAACAGACAATGTCATCAACCACTATCCCAAGATAATGAGCGCACCATTTCAGCGCTATCGTGTAAGCCTCCGAAACGTTAGAGCAACATATACCGAGTACGGATGTTGATGCTGTTTGATCACCATTAGCTTGTGTTGCCGTTTTAGCTGATGAGTTTTGTTCTATTAACCTAGCGCCTAGTGCCACCATATAATTGCGCTTATCGTCCATACCCTCTTTAGCTAAAGTGTTAGGTTGCGCTTGAGCGTAAACAAAATTACCACCCTGAGGAAGTAATAATGGGGTACGAGATCCAATCTTGACACCATTCTTTTCCAAGAAATCTCGCCATTCAGTGTCTAATCCGATGATTGCAGGCTGAACCTGCCCACAAAAGAACAAACTATCTTCATAATCAGCACTATTGCGATAGTGTCCCAAATTGATTTCAATTAATGAAGATAAAGGGGATTCATCAATTGTTGGGTCGTTGTTTTGAGCCCCCACAAATGTAAATGGAATTTCGTGCCAATGATCTTCATTTTTTGGTTTTGGCTCATAAATAGAATCAATTTCATAAGGTCCACTGTTATTTTCTCCTGTGCGACGCCAAACCTTACAAATGAACTTGCCATCTTCAATAGCTAGCTCTCTGTATTGAGTGATATCTTTAAAACCATATCCATCTGAGACTTCAACAACTTCCCTAAGAACAACTAAAACCAGCTTATCTTTACCGTTAATTCGTTGTGTTCGCCAGTTAATAATATCTTCTGCTTTATACGATAAAATCATAGCCTCATTAGAATCTGAGGAATAATCAACATACAGACCATGACGACCAACTTCTAATACTGATTCAAGCGTTGATTGTGACTGTTGGTAAATACTTGTTCCCGCACCATCTGCATTGGTTTTGAGATATTCCAACTTTTTGGGTATGCTAATTGTTGGATCTTTGCGGAAAGCCATGCCAATTAAACCAATTTTTGTGTGACCAGTAATACTATAAAAAACCGCCCTTGCAATATAATCCTGGTTGCGTTTTTTATTACGTTCACTCTTATCGGTAGGATCTAAATAAGGTAAATACTGATTACCTTTTGATTTAATTATTTCAGCGCCAGCACAAACATCCCGCATTTTTTCCCAGTTAATAGATGCTTGTTTGTGCTCAGGTCGAATAAAAGTAATGTCATGATTCATTAGAATGTTGTTTCCATTTGAATTGTAAAAGCTTGTCTGCGTGCATTTCGATTAGCCACAGCAAAATATCTAAACGCATCCGCACCGTGCGATGTATGGTCATGTAGCGGTTTATCTCGCCAACAGCCGTTTTTATCATCCCATGCTTTTCGATAGGCTTCTAAATTAGCAATACCCTGTTCGCATTTGCTTGAATCAAATGCACAAAGAGGAAGAATTTCGCGAACTGATTCGATGCCATCATCAACACTTAGCCTTGGTGCTACATTAAATTTAATGCTGTATTTCTCACCGTCAATTTCATAGCCTTCTTTTGCTATCTGTTTACGGCTCTTACCATCACCCGATAATTCACGATTATCAATATCGTGCGGTGCCCAGTGCTCAGCATATTCATAACCAAGATTTTGGGCTTTATCTTTCAGGACCTTCATGTAGTGCCTGAGACCCTCGCCACTATTTTCGTAGTAGTCGATGATGTGAAATTCTTCACCCACTTTGCGCACAAACCAAATAGCGGTTGAATCACCAACTCCCAAGTCCCAATAGGTATAAACTGGTAAATGGCTATTATCAGGTAGTACGGTAATGCGTTTTTCTTTGTATAGCTCTCTGAATTGCCTTGCATAGTAAGCACCCTCGATTGATTGCTCAAATGCTTCACTTGGAATAGATGGATATTCGCGCTTCATATCATCGCCAAGCGTTTTCTCTTTAGCGTGATACCAAGCTTTTTGTTGTTCGGTTAAGTCGATACCATGCTTAGCTTTTATTTCGCTAAAATACTCTTCTAATCGAGTTGGTATCGGTTCAACTGGAGGAATTGCGTATAGCGGATTTTTCCACCAAGAGAAAAAAAAGAACTTCCAATCAAGTGATGATAATGGCTTTCCTTGAATATGGGCTTTTTCAGCTGTATTACAGTAATCGTAAAAATAACCACTTTTACCCTCAGCGGTACTTTCTATTGTAATGAAACAGCCTGTAGCAACCGCCTCAAACGCACCCGTGACGATTTCCTTGGCTTTATCAGGAAACTTAGCACAAATCTTACCAAACTCAGAAACATGTAAGTAACGCAGTGTACCACCACGGAATGAAGTTGATACATAAAGCGAGCCACCTTTTTTAAAGACCAACTCACCTGCCGCATCATTACTAGCAGGATTCGCTTGCTTTATTTCTTCTGGCAACCTGTCATACGCATATTTTACTTTTTCTCTAAATAATCGTTTAGCATCATTTAGAGTATGAGCAATCAACGCACACTTGGCTGATTCAAATAATGCCGCGTCTAGCTGAATAATGCACACCTCGGTAGTAAATCCTAATTGACGAGCTTTTAAAATGATATTCCTTGTATGCATCCCCTCGAAGTATTCAAGCTGTTCGGGGGTCATTGTGAAGCGAATTTGCTTACCTGCTTTATCCGTGATGTAGTAGAGATTATTTAAACGCCAAAGCTTATTACTGAGTTTTTTTAAATGACCAGGAGATAACATTAACCCTCCTGTGATAGTTTATCCATTAAATCCGAAAGTTGGCCAACTGAATTATCTTTTGGTGTGTCGTCAATGTTGTAAGCTTGACGCTCTAAAGTGATTAAATTTTTCAACGTTTCACTTAATGCTTTCATTGATTTTACCCTTTCAGGCATAGATATGACGGACATATAAACTTCATTGAGTTTGTCCCTACCGTTTTGGCCTGGATTTGCTAATAACTCACCAAGTTTTTTGAATGCCTCTATATCTGCACATTCAGCGCCAAGCTCTTCAAATAAGGCGTTGGTAATATTACGAGCTTTACGAATATCGCCTCGGTGTTCCATGCGAATATTGGCTATTACTTCGGCGTTAGCTTCAATTAATACCCTTTCTGATAATGAGTTTTCCGTGCGTACCTTTGTGCGTACCTCTTTAGTGCGTACCAATTCATCAGATTTATTTTTAATCTTTTCTGATAAGTCTCTGGACCAATTTTCTTTTTTTGCCCTTTTCCTGATAGCTCCGTCGGTTATCCCGTTTTTGCTTGCTATCTCTCTTATGGACAACAAACCAGCCCTGTAGGCTGATTCGATAGCCTCCCAGTCTGGCTTTTTCATAATCTTTCCTTAAATTAATAATTGAATTTGTGATTGCTCTTGTAGTTTTTGCATCCTATTTGTTAACTCTGGCTTTTTCTCTTTACCCCAACGTCTTAATAAGCGACCTGACATACTAGCTACATCTTTTTCTTTCATGTACTCAAGCATTAAGTCATTATGTTGTTTCATGTAGCTATGTTGCATTTTAGTAAGTTGTTCAGCCATCCAGTTAAATGCGTCGATGTAAGCCTCTTTAATTTGCGCAGCTTTCTCTCCAGTAAACCCCATAATTAAAAATATGCAGCCATCTTTGGTAAGATTGTACATTTCCCTAGCCTCGCCTTTTTCATCAATATAATTAACGGGCACAAAATTGCGCTCGTTAAACTTCTTCGAGCAATTTAGATTTCTAATTGCCCTTAATATTGTTTTATGCTTTCTTCCAAAATATTTGGCAACTTTTAAAGATGTGGTCATCACTTGATTACCTTGTAAAGTAACCATGTTTTCAAATTTGAATTGAGTTATAGTCATATTATGTCTCTCTATAGAATGAGCCTAAGTCACACAGAATAAACAGCCCCAAGAGTTCAGACATTAGCTGTCATTCTCTTAGGCTCATTCTGTAAAGCTCTTGGTTAATATTTGCCGTGTGATGGCATTATGATTGATTGAAAAGTGAATTGGATTTGTGGTGTTTCAAACATTTTAGATATAAAAAAACCGCACGAGGCGGTTTAGCAAATTTTATATTAGCAACATTAAAATGCTATGAGTTAAAAGATAGCATATTGAGAAAAGCTGTTGCAGAAAAGGTTAAACTTAAAAGAGCCATGCTGAAAAGTATGCATAAAAGAAAACCACAAAGCTCTCTAAAATGTTCTCTCACGCTTTTGATAAAACCTTTAAAGTTTAATTTCTTTTCTTTTATTGCGTATAAACAATAGCTAGAACGGATTATATAAAATGCAATTAAAACGTATATTAATATAGCTAAAACGTATAATTTTTTATTATCCAGAATTTCCGACAACGAAATGAATAAAGCTAATATAAAAGATAAATTAAATAATTTATTAAAAATATTAATAACATTTTCAGCTAAATTAAATAAAAAATTATTTTCTTGTTTCATTTTTTCCTCTCATAGTTTTAATTAATGGAGGAAGATTGTACTTTATTTTTTAATATCAATAATATGTTTTTGCAATTTACTAATTACATTAATTTGATTAAATATGCAGTTATTTTTTATAACCGCCCGGGATTTTTTATAGTTTATGCGGTAAAAGTGAATAGTTATTTATTAATTTCCCTTATCGCCCTTTTATCCGCATTACACTTCTCAATAACATTTAGCAAATGCTCGTTATATCTGAGGCTATCGCCAAATGTCATTGATTTCGGCGGTAAATTTGGTAGGCAGTCACTTAATAGATTGGCTGGTATCTGCCGATTGACGTAAACCTTTCGCTCTGTTGTACAAGCTGTTAGAGATAACACTAGGAACACGCTCATTAGCACAGCCATTATTTTTGAGTTGCTCATTGATTTGCTCCTGACGTTCTAGTGATTGGTTTTCTAGCTCGCGCTTGCTTTGCTCATTATCTGCTATGATTTTATTGTTTTTAGCGATATTCTGCTCCAACTGTTCGATTTTTCCGAACAGTTCAGCTTTATCTTTTTGTAGCCGTTTCTTCTCTTGATAATTGTTGTAACCGAAATAGACAGCAAAGACAAAAACAGCAATGGTTAATGCGATACTTAATATCTTTTCTTTACTCATACCAAACCACTTAAATAAACCGTTTTACCGCCCTGCTTAACTGCTGTTAACACTATTTGACGATTGTTAGTTGGACTAAACCCGATATGCACCCATTGATTATGCTCTTGAATTAATTTATCGAACTGTACGCCAGAATCGATTAATCGTTGACAAATCTCTTTAGGTGTTCCAAATGATGATTTAAAATCTACCGCTAATCCTTGCGTATGGGCACTTGTTGCTACACCGCCAACTTTAGCATTTAGTGCAGGACAACGATATCCAGACGTGATAATGATTGGCTTACCCAAAGCTTTTCTTACCAACTCCAGCTTAATAGCTGTTAATTGCACGTTAGGCATTAAATTTTCAGGCACAGAGTTATTGATTTTTAATCTGCTGGCTGTTGTCGAGCGAGTAAATTCTTCTAGTGTGAAATGTTCAGTTAGCTTGGTCATCGTTGTTATCAATCCTTTTTCTTAACATTGAATTTGATATTTGACGTAATTTATCAACCCCTAAAAATCCAATTGCGCCACCAATAAAAGGATTCATGCTAACGGGTAAGCCAAAATAATCTAATCCACTGCTAGCGGCTAATGACAACGCACCACACAATAACGCTTCTACCCATTTACGACGTCCACCCACACCATCATACGTTAAACGACCGTAGGCGATGATGATGGACAAAACGACGCCATAAATTAACGGCGCATTCGATTGCAACCATTCCATGATTGATGATTTATACATGTTATTATTCTTCTTGTTAGTTAATGATGTGACAGCGTACTAGCTATTGTGTAGTTATGTGTGCGTGTCTAGCTTTGCTGTCGATTTGGCTAACCACGTCAATGGTGACGAGGTCGTAATTTTTTCTACACTTGGTAGATAAGATGTAAAACAATACACCGAGATCAATCGGTGTTGCCAAAATGAACGCATCTTAGATTGGTCTTCAAGCTCCTCGCAGGGAATCAAAAATCATAGATGCCCCCAAACGTATCAAATCTCAGTATTAAGCAGAATTACTGCTACTTGACCAAAATAAGTAGAGGTGCGAGGGGGACTGTTATGGTGGGTCTAGCTGGACTCGAGCCAAGCTACCTTTCAATTATGAGTTGACCGCTCATACCGTATGAGCTTTAGACTCTTGAAAATGATTGACCTAAACGTAATTACAGAGGTTTAGGCACGGTCACGACTCGACGACATCAATGTCGCCGACATTTGTAATATTGATTATTAAAGCGACATAACCCAAGCTAACATTGCTTCATCGCTTTCTAATGCGTAAAGCGGAATTTCTAGCGAACCCGCTTTTTCTGAGCTGTTTAGCGCATCTAAAATATCGATTAAATATTTATCTTGTAAATCCGCTAGTTCTTTTGTTGATGTATTTTGCATATAAAAAAACCGACTTACGTCGGCTTAAATTAATTACATTGTGAAGTAATGAACTTATTATCATTACCCTGAATTTTTTCTATTAACTTGTTACGCTCGCATTCCCATTTTTTTGGCGGAAACATTTTATCCCACGCTGTCATCAGTTTTTCTTCTTGATTAGATAAATTAATTTTGTATTTATCAGACATATATAGATATGTGCGTGCTATCACCCCTCGAATTTCATCGCGCGGCTGAAATTTTCTTTCTTTGAAATCTACAGCAGTTTTACATTGCCCGTATTGATCAAACATATCTGTAAACAGCGAATAACGATAGTTAGAACGGTCACCGTTTACTTCACCGATAGCGGGTTGCAAGTTGTGCATGTCACCTTCCATTTTATTAAAAGTAACATCTTTTTTACACGCTTTACGTCCACCGTCTCGCCAACATTGCAGGTGACGTCCGAAATTCTCAGCAGGCATGACATGCTCCCATTCAATGCGTTCAGCTCTATTTAAATTCTTTCTTGGCTTATAACCGCATTTACCAAAATCGACAACACCTTTTTTACCCACCCATGAAATATCACATCCGCAATAAAATTCTGTTTGTGTTGAATTTGATTTATACAATCTAGTAAGCTGAGTTTTCGCATTGTCAAAATTTTGCTTACTAATTGCAACCTGTTCGGCTGTTGGTGTTGGCTTTTTCGGCTTAGGCGTCGGTGCTACTGAATACGTTCCTATTCGACATGTTTTAGATGCTGATATGCACGAATTGCCGCAAGGTATGCCTTTTCTGCAATTCTTAGCGTTTGAAATCGACGGGAATAATAAAAATAAAACCAAAATTAAAGCTATTTTTTTCATAATTTAATATTACCTGCGTTTAAAAAACACGCAGTTTAATATAAAAAATTACAAAATGAAAACAAAAAAGCCCAACTTATTAAAGTCGGGCTTCTATTTAAAAACAGTTTGGATACAAAAATTCCAGTCTGGGTACTTTATACCACTGTGCTCTTAAGAAATCAAGATTTTTTTAAAAAAACCGCTTATTCAGCGGTAATATTGCTAAAAAAATAAAATGTCATGTTTTTCAACTATCTATTCGATAGTAACTGTACTTATAATTTAAACATTTAAACTATTTAGTGAAAATTAATTCCACACATTGAAGCTACATGTAAAAATCTATCCATTAAATTGTAAGGGTCATGTGGCAATTCTTCATGCTTTTCACTTGTTAAATCAACTACAAGTGAATTTCTAATCTTGCAACCACCTCTTTCCGCAATTAAGCGATAATCTGATTGATCTTTATTACAATATACAGCAACAGAAGTACCATTTAAAGCCATTCTTGAAATATAGTGAGAGAATTTAAAACCTTTCATAATAATTTACCTTTTAAGTAACTCTGGAATCTGCCAGATCAGTTGAGCTATGTCTTAACTCTGGATATATAATATAATGGCGCGCGCCATTGGTCAACTGTTATTTTTGGCTTTCTCCAATTTTTCTTTAAGCAATGTTAGACCTTGAAATATTGCCGCTTTCTGGGAGCCATAGATAACGGCTAATTCTTTTAATAATAAACTTTCTTCTTCTGTTAAATATGCACCTGGCAGACGTGGTCGTCCAGCATTACGAGATCGGTACGCTTGTTCGTTTTTTCGTTGCTTTTCTCTATTCATTATTCAGCTCTGCATCTTTCGAAAGATAACAATCATCACCAGTTTTCGACTGATAACGATACACATTAATTTTTTTGCTATTGCATGTCATCAATAAAAGATGTTTGCTATCGTACTGCTGATTGTATAATTGCCAAAAAGCCATTTTTGCTATCTCAAAGCTGGTAGTATTTGTTCTTGTTTCTGAAAGTATTTCACTGCCACCTTTTCTTTGTTTTAATACGTAGACTCTGTATGTTTTTAAATTCTCAGATGTTGCCACTCTCTTCCCCTTAGGTCGTTATAAAGTTCTGTTGTAGTGCTGTATTTATGCCCAAGCAAAACTTGCGTATTAATTCCTTGTTGCCTGTATAATCTTTCGGCCAATGATCTTATTTCAAAAAAAGAAGGCGGGTTATATTCTCGCCAATACTCTGACGGAAATAACTCGTCTCGTAATTTACAAAAATCTCTATTAACTCGCCAGTATTCAACTCGTTTATTTTTGAATTCGATAAAATACTGTTTGCCGCCTGATATTTCTATTATATCACGCAATGACATGTCAACTATATTTAGTCGTAAATCAAGCGGTAAAGCTATCTTACTTCCCTTTTTAACTAACTTTAGTTCTTTGTCAATTTCAATATATTTTCTACCTTTTTGTTGATGAATGAATAAATGATCATCCTTAATAAAATAATCCAACTGGTTTGCTCCCATTTCTAAAACATCGGCAGGGCGTTGCGCTGTAATTATAGTCAACATAAACATATTATATAAGTATGCTGGATAATTCGTTTTCGCTCGCGCAGTTAAAGCCAAAAATTCATCAAACAGCAAGCGTGCACGTTTCACTCTTTGGGAGGGATATTTTAGCGGCCAAATTGGATTATTTTCTATATATCCGTAAATTATCGCCTCATTGAATACATCTTTTATCAAAGCATACATTGACTTTGCTGTGCTTGACTTATCGGCTAACACATACCCATTAATGATACTTTTTAAATGAATCGGCTTTATCTCACATAAATTTAACTCACCAATTTTATTACAAATAATCTTCAAGAATCGTCGTTTTTCATTTACTGTTTTAGCGCTAAAGTTCTTCTTCAGTAAAAGACTTTCATATTGTGACAACCAATGGTGAAAAATAATCATTTTTATTCTTCTCCTTTTGTTGTTTTAATTTCTTTCAAATTAAGAATTTCATCTAATCCAATACTGCTGGGAAAATCACGATCTGGACGGTTATAGTTCATATATACTAATTTATCTAACCCATTGCTAGATATACCCGCTTCTCGAAGTTGCATAACCGCATTTTCAATAACCTTTTGCGCATCCCAAAAATCACGCTTTGCATTAGCTCGCTGTATTTTAATCGTTCTAGACATAATGCTTATTGATTTTTGAATTTCATCAATACTAATAACTCGTTTTAATTTATCAATCAGAACTTCTTTTTTTGCTTCCGCATCATTTCTTATTGCGCTATGTTTAGCTTCTAGAATTGATAAAGATGCTTGTTTGTTATTGAGCATATCAATGCAATCTTGATATTTTTTGATTCTTTTTTGATATAGATTTATTTTTCGATTAGTTGATTCAATTAACAAATCTAATTTATTAATAATGGATTTTAATTCTGCAAGTGTAGCCATAATAATTTACCTTTTAAGTAAACTCGGAATCTGCCGAGCCAGTTAGAGTTGTTTCTTAACTCTGAAGTAATAATATAATGGCGCGCGCCATGAGTCAACTATTATTTTTATCTTTTTGTGCTATTAAATAATTCTGTCTTTAACCATCTCTAACTCAAATCCAGACTGAACTTTTAAAGATGCAAAATAACCTCGCAAGTAGTCTTCACCTCTTTTTTTTAGCTTGTCTACCGCATTCCAGTTTGTATTAAGTTTTCTTGCTATATCTTGTACTGACCGAGGTTTAACTATATAGATGTTGTCAACTCTAATACCTTTAGATAGTTGTTTACACGGCGCATCATGAATGCCACTTGCATGCTTTTTCCATTCATTTCTTACATATCCTTCCGTTGCAATGTAATCCGTAATTACCTGTTTTTCACCGAAATAAGACAATATGAGCGTGTCATAAATATCTTTTGATTGCTGACCGCTTAAAACTAAAATAGACAAAAAAGCTTGATTAATTACTTGAGCATCATTGTCGGAGCAGATTTCTCTCATTTTTTTTGGTTGAGAGTTATAATAAGATGGCGTATTTTGCTTTAAATATAAATTTTTTCTAGACCAGTTACCGAATCGTGTGCAAACCTCGGTAATATCATAATCAGCTTTAAATCTCACGCTTTTAATCTGCTTGATAATTTTTTCTGGCTCATCATCAACGTATACATATTCTGCTAGCATTTGTTACCTACCCTTTAACTCTTTTAATTTTTGCTTATACTCAGCTTTAATCTGCTTTATTTGCTCTATCGTGTATTTTTTCGGGTCATGATACCCTTCTAACCATTCAACTTTTTCTACACCTATTTTTTTCACTAAATTAATTCTGTACTCAATGATATTCCCTGATTTGTGATTGTTACATGCTGAACATTGCTTATGTACATTTAGTTCACAGAATCGTAACTCTGGACACGCACCGACACTTCGATAGTGTCCTGCGTGATATTGCCCGTTATGATGACGCCCACAACTGATACACGGCTCGCTTTTATCTCTTTCTCGAATAAATGCATTAAATGCTGTTTGTGCATCTCTTAAATGCTCTGAGCGTGTTTTTATGCTTTCTTTTGCTATTCGTGCTAACTTAATTCTTGTTCGCTCTTGAACTTTGTTATCTTTTGCATACTGAATAGCACAATCAACCGAACATACTTGAGCAAGCGAGTTAAATAGCGCAAATTTTTTGCCACAGCTTTTACATTTTTTCTGTTTTATTTCTCGTTTCATCGTCTAAACTTCGTTTTATTCTTGTAAAACTTACCGCAAGAGCCTTTTACTTCACCATCAACGCCAATTAGCGGTCTATTGCAGACATACAAATCCCAATCAACGTTATATAAGCACTCTCCACCGCATTCTGGGCATTTAAAATCAGTTTTAATTAGTTTGTGTTTCTTCGGCATTGTCGTTAACCCTGTTTAAATTATGCTGATTAATGTATTCTCTGCGCTGTTCTCTAACTATTGCTATTGCTCGCTCTAATTCTTGCTCTTTATCATCGTATAATTTCAGTTGTTCTTTGTGTTCGTTGTTCATCATGCCACCTTTGATAATTGGTCTTTGTACCAATCAAATATTAATAAATCTGTCTTAGACTGCTCGCTCCAATTAACGCCTTTCTCAGCTCCAAATGCATATGCTAACTCCAATAAATTACTCAATTCTTTTTTACTCATTCTTCTTGTTGATTGACCTAAAACAATAAAGCCTGTCCCATCTAAATTGGGTACCGTTTTTTGTCCTTTTAGTGTTGCTGTAAAAACGTGCTTCCATTCTTCTGGAGTTAGCGTTAATCCGTGCCAATTAACTTGTTTCGATATATCCGTTAATGTTGCCCACATGCGGGCGTTTTGCTCTAAAGTTCTAGTCATCTCTTGAATACAAACTACTAATGGATTTTTACTATCAACTGGCAATGAGCGAATAAAATTAATTAAATTGTTTTTTACTGTTTCGCTAACTAGTTTAAATATTTTCTTATTTGCCATTACTTAGTTACTCTCCAAATTACGAATCCCCAAAAAACAAACTCAACTATCAATACAATCGCTGCATCACTCATCGTCTACTCCCCAGTCAACGCACAGATGTTTTTTATTTTCAAAAATCTTCTCGTACTCGTTTGCTTTTGCGATATCTTGCTCTAACGCATCTTTTTTACCTGCCCTGATTCGATATTTCAGAATGTTACCTAGGCAAAATCCCCTAAACTGCTCTACAGTCATGCTACGCGCTATGATGTCGATAGATTCGACACCCTCGATTATTTGATAGTGCTTTGGATTTTTTACGTTGTCGTTCATCACTTATCTCACTCATAAAATTTTTTAATTCTTTGTTGTTTTTGCTTTTCTATCTCTTTTAAAAAGGGTTTTAAAACTAAATTATCAAATCGATACTGAGTGCGAATTGATGGTCTAAACTGTTCTTTATCACTTAGATATGCTCCATTTTTTGCTTCAAGTTTGTACGAAGCGTATGGGTAACCATCAATCCAAATTTGATAACTATCACCGTTGTGTTGAAGTGTTACGTAATATCGATTCGATTCTACAATCTCAAAATCATCAAGAATTTCATTGAGTTTTCTGTCCCAATCTTTATTAAATTTATTGAGATGCTTTACAAAAACTCGTCTTAAAAAATATATTAAATATCTCATTGCTCACCCCGATCCCCGTCTAATTCAGCTAGCACCTGCCAACTTGACCAACGCTCATTTATTGATCCGCTCACATAACGATTTTCATCAATTAAATAATCGTGACCACCAACAAAACCATAAACACTCGAAAGCCATTTTTCAAAAAGCGCACGCTCTTTTTCTAACTCTTGCTGTGTTAATTTAGTCATCACTAAACCCTCACGCACTCAAAATTACGGACCAACACATCAACTTTAGTATTGCCAAATGAGTTTTTAACTGTAGCCAGTGTTTTAATTAAACCTTTTTCTGTGAGTTTTGAATTACGATGCAATACGATTGTCCCCCACGCTTGCCAACCCTTTTTTACTTCTGCTGTTATTTTGTAAACCATTTCTGTATCAACTCCCTCAATTTTGCCTTATCTTCTTCTGAATATTTTTTAACTCGTTCTGCCATTTCATGCTTAATCTTTGCCGTATTTGCTCCCCTGCTCTTTATCGCTCTCACATAGTCGTACGCTATTTTGTCGAGCATGTGATTAAGACCAAGTGGGCAGTGGTTAACTCTCCGCAACACAAGCTCTACCTGTTTTTAACATCTGCTTAATGCTAGCAATATGCATCATGCTTTTACTTGATGCTCCCTGCTCAGTTTTGCATTCCAACATTGCAAACGTATTCTCTGGTTTTGGTAGATAATGATTAGCTCGCTCTTGTGTTAATAGCCCAGTAAAAACAGCATGGTTTATAGCATCAGCACGCTTTGCTTTATCGCTACCTAGCGAAACAAACACTTCAACGGCACGCCCGTACATCATCGATTCATCAACCATTCGCTCATATGCATCAATAAACGTTCGTCTTGCTCCAATTTTGTCGCCATTTCGGTAGACAATTTCAGCTTGTGCCCACGCTTTTGCTATTTCATTAGTCCAAACAACCGTATTGGTTTCATCGCTAGCAAGTATTGCAATCGACCACGCTTCATCTGGTGATAAATGATTACTTGAACCACCCATTAGCTTGATTAAATCCGCAGGCTTAGGCATAAATTGACTTTTAAGCACCCAAGCATGTGCAGCGGCTTTTAACGATTGAATCGGATATTGCCCAAGTGTTGACCAGTAAATATTAACCTTGACTGTGCTTGCTTGCTGTCCGTAAACCTCAAGTAATCCACCAATAACCGCTAAAAATTCATCTGTAATCTTTGCCATGGTTAAGCCCTCATACTCTCTAAAACTGCCCTGTTACGCTCAGCAAGGGTCATGAATTTTTCAGGTGGTTTATTTGATTTTTTATAACCGTTAGCATTGCGTAACCAGTTGTTAAAAGCCGCATTCCAATCAATATATTTTTTGCCATTCGCCAAGCAGTAATCCCTGAATTTAACAAACTCATTATCCAAATTGATGTTTTCATTCATCGCTATATCTCGATGATGATCGTTCGGTTTAAATTCATCAGGAAACTGACAAGGTCGCTTTGGCTGTTGCGATTTATTCGCAATAATATTTGTAGTATTCTCTGTAGTAGTCTTTGTAGTATTCTCTTGATATAACGAACTTGATTTTGTAGTCGTCTCGACATCTACATTGTAGAGATCGGGGTAACTACTTTTCATTTGTCGTGATGATTGAGTTATAGAGTTGGCGAAATCGCTTAAAACTTGATTAACTTTTTCATTATCAATCTTGTAAAAAGTCTTATGCTCTAACCTCTTTTCTGTAACAATTAACACGCCTTTTTCTTTTAGTTTTTTGATAGCCGTTCTTTGTTCGTTATGAGATAAACCAGTTTCATCTTCAAGCTCATCACGTGTTTTATACACACCTAAATCAGACGTAGCCTTGTCTTGCCAATAAAATAATTGTGAGAATAAAACAGCAGGACTCACACCACCCAGTGGCTTAGCTAGCTTAGGATAATAGGCATTCGGACGCCCTATTAGTTTTAATATTTCAACTGCGTTCATTGCTTACCCTCTTTCTTGGGAAAAGTTCTGGTAAATCAGGTCTAATATCGCAAGCTGCAACTTCCCCGTTAGTTGCTTTTACTATTAAATGAACATGTTCAGGACTAACATCAGACAATCCGTGCAGCCACTTCCATACTGATGTCTGAGTTTTCCCACACGCATCAGCTAATTTTTTCTGGCTTCCGGTAATTAAAATAGCTTTCTCAATTGCTTTATTTTTCATACAAACTCTCTTTTAACAACTTATGTTGTGAATATTATCTTTTGTTTTTGATTGTGTCAACAACTTAAGATGTTTTACTTTATACAACTTTGGTTGTATTTTATTTAAATGAAAAAGGAGCTTAAAAAATGACATTAGCAGATCGACTAACCTCAATAATGAAAGAAAAGAAGATTTCTCAAGCGAAATTGGGAGAGGCTATTGGTATGTCTCAAACCACAATATGGAAATTAATGACAGGCAAAACAAAATCAAATAGAAATCTATTGAAGATCGCTGATTATTTAGGTGTTTCGGTTGAATGGTTAGCTAAAGGAGAAGGTCCTCAGCTTAAACAGCAACGAGACGGAACGCCGATGGATGAATTATCAACAAGAGACGTAGACGAATGGGATGATAAAACCCCATTAAATGATGATGAAGTTGAAGTTCCATATTTCAAATCAATTGAACTTGCAGCAGGACATGGTTGTTCAAGCACGGAAGATCACAACGGATATAAGCTCAGATTTAGCAAATCTTTTTTTAGAAGAAAAAACGCACAAAAAGAATTTGTCATTTGTTTTCCAGCTAAAGGAAACAGCATGGAGCCAGTTATTCCAAATGGTGCAACGGTCGCTGTAAACACACTACAAAAAGATATTCGTGATGGCGATGTTTATGCAATATGCCAAGACGGATTGTGTCGGCTAAAAAGATTGTATTTATTACCAGCAGGAAAAATAAGAATTGTTTCTTACAACTCTGAAGAATTTCCTGATGAAATTGATGATTCAAAAAATATAGAAATAATCGGGCGAGTATTTCATTGTTCATTTGAAATGTAATCAATGCTATAAAAAATGGTTAATACCAAAAAAAGGTTTTAATGAAAAAATTATTATTAATTAGTTTTTTATCGGCATCAACGATAGCTTGTGCAAAAAAAGAATCAGCACAAAACAACGTTAACATGGCTAATCCTGCATCAGTTTATTGCGAAAGTCTTGGCGGTAAATCTGAAATAGTAAAGGACAGCAAAGGTTGGTATGGATTATGCCACCTACCCGACGGAACTACTGTCGATGAATGGAAATTATACAGAGATAAACATTAATAACCGCTTCGGCGGTTAAATAAAAAAAGATCATAAAGATACTGACTATTTCTTGAAGTTTCTAGTTTCATAATAATTGAAGGTAGTATATCATACCTAATAGATTCAGTTAATTTGATAATTCATTTAAAATAACACACTGTTTATTTTTACTACATGATACAACAACTATTACTTAAGAGAACTAAGCTCATATGAAGTTTAATGTTAACATAGAAAACTTTGGTAAAATTCAAAACGCAAATATAACATTAAGTAATTTTACTGTGATAGCAGGCAGGAATGGTTGCGGAAAAAGTTTTGTAACTAGGGCTTTTTATAGCTTCTTTAATACAATAAATAAAGATCATTTAACAAAAAATTTGCTAAATGATATTGGAGTAACTGACTTTTTTTTAAATAAAATATTATCAACAAGTAAACTCAATACAAAAGAAACTACATCACTCTTATTAATGAAACAAGCGATTGATGACTGCGTTAATTTCATACAACATAATGTTGATGCTCATTATTTATCAGAGCAATTTTTGTTGACAAAACAATTAAATGAAAAATTAAAAAACATAATAAATAATTTCAAAGACTTTAAAAACGAGCTTGGAAGTAAACAAAAAATACAATCTTTCGTTGAAGAATTAATAGGATTAGATGATATCATTCACAATTTAGATCTTTTAGCTAAAGACCCTATTAATAATATAGCAAAATCAATTGAACAAGATCTTAGATCTGAATTACAAGAAAATTTTCAAATTGCTAAATTATCTCAATTAATTAATTATAATAACAATAAAAAATTTTCTTTTAACTTTGAAAAATTAGGCACAATAAGTTTGCAATATAATGAAAGAGAAAAGCAAGACAGCATTGCATTTGAACTTAATTCAGCTAGTATAGATCAGTTTCAACAGCTCAATAATATTGTGTATATAGAATCCCCTATATTTTGGAAAATACGACCTGCTTTAAATTTAATCAAAAGAAATCAATTTCTTAATAGATCTCTTCGTTCTAAATTTTTTCAAAAAGAATTGTTGGGTATCCCAAAATATTTTTTTGATTTATCGAACTTATTGGAGGTTAATTATACATTATCACCAATAGTTACTAAATTTGAGGAAATATCTTCCACCCTAAAAGATGCAATTGGCGGAAAATTTGATATTTCTGACAGTGGGGACATTCTTTTCAAAGAAAAGAATTGCGAAAACAGTTCTTTTTCACTTTATTTAACTTCTACAGGAACAACAAACCTAGGAATGCTATCTTTATTATTAGATAAAGGAATTATTTCTGATGGTAGCTATTTATTTATTGACGAACCAGAAATTAATCTACACCCGAATTGGCAAAGAATGATGGTTGAGTGTTTATTAGAGTTATCAAAATTAAACGTTCATGTTGTAATCGCTACTCATAGTATTGATATGATTAAATGTATCGAATTGTTAATTAATAAAAATGAAGATTTAGTAAGTAATGATCACTTTGCAATTAATCAGCTATCATCAGAAGGTATCTCAATCAACAATGAAGAAAATATATTCAACAAAATTAAAGCGATTAAAGATGATTTGGGTGAATCTTTTTTACAGATGTTTTTAGAAGAAAATGGCTAAAATTGAATTAAATAAATTTTTTAAAAAAATAGATCCAGAATTTAGAGATATAACAAAGGAATTGCTAGAACGATTACCTAATGGTTATTTGCTTGATAATGATGATGGGTTAAAAAAACATTGTAATTGTGATAATTTAAAATCTGTTGATTTTCTATTAGAAAAAGATGGAAATCTATATTTTACCGAATTCAGTGATTTAAATGCTGAAGATGGAAATATTAGAAAGAAAATAACACAACAGATTAATTGTTGTGAACAGGCAAAATCTTGTCCAGTTAAAGGACACTATCCCAAGCTACTTCAGAATATTAAAGTAAATGATTTTGCTTTAAAATACAAAGATACTTTATTATTATTACTCTCAATTAAAAACGATCTGGAACCTAAAACCATATTTCATGAAAATACAGATAAATGGCATTTTTTAATAGTTTATAATAAAAAAACTAATCTTGATCTTGCAAGATATTTAGATTTATTAAAATCGACTATAACATCTTCATTACCTAAAAGATTATTGAATGAAGATAACTTTAAAATTCAAAATTTAAATGACTTCATCAATAATTTTTAGTCCGTCGTGTATTTACTCTAGTTAAAGCTGCTTAGTTCATTCGAGATAAAATAAAGCCCCTTCTGGGGCTTTTTTTACACCTAAAACCCCCTACAGCTTTAAAACAATTCGTTGATTAAAAAATAAGCAAACAAATAACAATCAATCACACAAAAACAACAACTTAACAACTTAATTAAAAATAATAACAACTTTAGGTGTTGATATTAATAACAACTTATGTTGTAATAATCACATCAAAACAAATCAACTTACCAAAGTTGAAGCTCTTTAAAAACTCGGAAAGTCGGAACAACTTATAAAGTGTTATTCAAGTAGATAGTGTGAAAGCGAAGCTCATCTTAGAACGAAATGCCTAGCTCCCTCTAAGCTGATGAACGAATAACGCAGAGTAAGGGAGCGCAGAAACTCGTGACCATCGAGATAATTTGGTTAACAAATGGGAGGAAACAAGAATTGCGAAATTAAAGCGGATTGAACCGCGCCTAGGTGAAAAGTATAGCGTTATTATTACGCTCCCGAGTTTGCATGACAAAGCTGGAAATGACATAGAGTCATACACGCAGCCAGTTAGGGTTAATGTTGAAAAAGAGCGTGCGGGTAAGACGAGATAATGAGCCAATTATCACCCGTGATTACTCATTACGATGAGACTCTTTGGCAAGAGCGCGGCTACTGCGAGAGTGTAGCATTCAAATCAAAGCGCATTTAAACAAGTGGGCTTGAGTTTGAGATTGATAAGAATAATAGAGGTGAGTTATGCAATTACATAGAGCTGTAGAGAACGGTTACGAAAGAGCATATTGCAAAATGATAAGCGATGTCGAAATGCAAGACGCTAAAGATGATTGGATTGAAGCTAGAGCCGAAGAATTGCTTAAAAATTTCGGTAACGACAACGATTGGCAAATAGTAGAGCTTTTAAAAATAAAGCTAGAAAGTAAAAACATTGATGCTGATATTTACAATCAGTTTATAACTGATATGTGTTACTCACAAGCTAAAGCTGAGTATAACAAAAGATTTTGACAACTCGGAAAGACGAGCACATGCAAATCCTTTGCCCTCTTTTGAGGGCTTTTTTGAGGGATTCATTAAATGAATAAAAAAATCAAAGAAGCTAGCGATTTAACTAACAAATTAATCTCTGATGCTGTTAAAAATCTTCAATCAAATAATGACGATTACATTATAGATTATTTTGCTGAGTTGATTTTATCTGTCAAAGCTGAGCTTGGTATAGCTACATATACAAACGCAAAGAGCGCAATAAAAAATGAAATAAAAATTAGCCCAAGTTTTATGACATCGCTAGATAGCGCTATAGTTTTTGCAAGAAGAATCATCTATTTTAATTTAGTTTTGAGACCCGAAACGGCTTGGCGCTTGCCGTAAAAGCGCTATTATTCCTTTCATCCTTTGCCCGTGAATTGAGTAACGGGCTTTTTTACAGAATTAGCGGCTAGAATTCATGAGGATTAAACAATGACAAGTAAAAAGATTATTGAGCAATTGCAACAGCTAGATTGGTATGTTGAATGTAAAACTGAGCATGAATTAGCGTTAGTGTTAAATGCTTGTTTAGATGCGGATGTTGGTTGGTCAAACAGAGTAAACGCAATAAGTCTTAAATGTAGCATTCCTGCCCCAACATTAATTGGACGCTCATCTCGTCGTTGGAGTGACGGTTTGTGGTTTTCCAACACTTTAGCTGATGAAGATTTAAAGCACTATAGTGACATAACAGATTGGTTTTTCGAAGAATTGAGGGAATAGCATGAACACAATCCCAATTGATTACGTCGGCTGTAATGTTTATCAAACAGACCGATTTAATATTAATTACAAACTAAACAAGGGCGAGCAAGTATACGCCCTTTTTTGTGTCTTAATTGTGACATTCGGCGGATTGTTTATGTGGTTTAGCTGGATGTTAGAAGTGGCAACTAATTAAAGGAAATATAAAAATGGCAGAATCGTTTGAAAAGAAAATTTGGGAAACTCTATCGCAGGTTAATGTTAACGACAAAGTAGAAAAAAAGAACGGATTAACATATCTGTCTTGGGCGTGGGCATGGGGTGTTTTAATGGAGTATTATCCTCAATCATCATACATAATTAACCCGCCAACAATTGAACTGGATGGCTCTATGATGGTTAGCGTAACACTAACAATAAAAGAGGATATCAACGAAGCAACTCGATTTATGTGGCTACCAGTTATGGACTTTAAAAACCACGCTATTAAGTCGCCAAATTCAGTAGATATCAACAAAGCGACAATGCGATGTTTAACCAAGGCTATATCAATGTTTGGATTGGGTTTTTATATTTACGCTGGTGAGGATTTGCCAGAAGAAGAAAAACAGGCGCAAAAAATTAATGAAGATGCGTTAAACAAAAAACGCGAATCATTAATCAAAGCAGTTGAACAATCTGCACAAAAAGGCATTGATGCAATGGGTGAGTTTTGGAAATCATTATCAATTGAAGACCAAAAACTTATCGGGTCCAGTGAAAAACGTCGTATCTATGATATGGCAAAAGAGGCTGATAATGGAACAGCGAACGGATGAATGGTTTAACGCACGACTAGGTAAAGTTACAGCTAGCCGAATTAGTGATGTGATGGCTAAAACAAAAAGCGGTTATTCAACTAGCCGCCAAAATTACATGGCTCAGCTAATTTGCGAACGTCTAACAGAAAAACCAACCGAATCATACTCTAACGCCGCTATGCAACGCGGCACAGAGTTAGAGCCAACAGCAAGAGAAATGTACATGCTAAACCAATTTGACGTAACCGTTAAAGAAGTTGGCTTTATTCCCCACCCTACAATCGAAAACGCTGGCGCTAGCCCCGATGGACTAGTAAATGATGATGGATTAATTGAAATCAAATGCCCAAACACGTGGACGCACTTAGAATTTATGCAATCACTAAAGCCAAAGCGTGAGTACATCTTACAAATGCAATGGCAAATGATGTGCACGGGTCGAAAATGGTGCGATTTTGTCAGTTATGACGATAGGTTACCAGATAATTTGAGCTTTAGGTGCATACGAATTCATTACGACGAAGCATTAGCTCAAGAGATAGAAGCAGAAGTTATCAAATTCCTGCAAGAACTAGATGAGAAAATCAAACAAATAGAAGCCGCATAACCGTCCTAGTGACGGTTTTTTATTAAAAGGAAAGAATCATGACAAGATTAACTAAATCTATCAAAGAACAAATTTGTAAAAATGCAATTGAGCAATCACTAGCAAATAAAGAGCTGAAAACAGCAAATGAAAATTTATCTAAATTAGCTCTTGATGTTTATAACGATAACGTAACCGCTGAGCTTCTCAAAGAAGCGGATGAAATAAGAGCCCGAGTAAAAGAGTTGCCATTTGATTATTATTCTGTTTTTCGAATTTGTGAAGGTGTGAGATGTAATTTTAATGGGTTAAGTGCATATCTAACATTACCTTCTGAGCGTATTTTTTATGGATTAGACGAAAATCCAACATACACCGCCGATCATGAGTTTTCAAAACGGTTTTTATCATTACAGAATCAGTTCAAATATCTAGAAAAACAAAAAAATGATTTAGAGCATGAAATTATGGCTATTTTAAATAGTTGTGCAACTCTCAAAAAATTACAAGAAATATGGCCAGAATCAATCAACTTTTTAGACGGTATACAAGTGGATATCACAAAAACCAATTTACCTGCCGTTGTCGTTGAAAACTTAAATAAAAAACTAGGTATAACAACAAGCTAAAAATAACGTCTGGTATATGCGTTGATGATTAGTGTTAGCAGAGACACTGTCCGCAATTGCAGTTAGCCCGCTAATTTGAAATATACAAGCCATATTGTTTGACATGACGGTAGTCACGCCGTTGGCGACAGAGTGGCAATTACTTAATACAACAAGGAGTAATTATGTCAGAAAAAATAACGTTTGTTGTGTATGCACGGATTGGACCGTCAAGAAATGAAGAAAAAATCGAAATTGATAAAGCTGAATATGAAGCTCTGGAAAATAAGGATGTGTACCTGCAAGAGTTAATTAATTCTTATCTTCCCGATCTTGTAGACAGCGGAATATATATTGAGGATTAGATTATGAAATATTTTACTTATGACTATCACGACGATGGTTTTGAATATCACAACACTGAAGAAGAAGCGAAAAATTACGCTCAGCAATGTTTGGATTATTACATACAAAACGATAATCATGATTTCGTTGATATTTGTTGGGGTGAGATAAAAGAGTCTGTGCATTCAAATGATGCAGTGCTTGAGTTAAAAGAGGTTAAATAATATGCAATGGATAGACAACAATTTAATAGATGATAAAAACAAATATTTAGTCGGTTTTGAACGTGGTGGTGACTGCTGTGACTGGGCTGATATCACTGTTTATGATAATGACGGAAATGATATAACAGAAGATGATCTAACAGATTGGGAGTTTTGCGAATTTCCAGATTTAAGCAATATAGACGGTGAAGATAGGATCGCTATTGTTAATAAAAAACTTGGCGTTACAGGTTATGTGCATTGTGAAAGCTCGAATAATGGCTATTATTCAGCATGTTATTGGGCTGAAAAAACGGAGTAAATTATGATTACAGATGAAGAGTGGAAAAAGCTAAAGTCGGGGGATGTTATTTGGTATGCAGATCAACATGCATTAAAACCACAAAATCTCATAATTGTAAAAATAACCAAAAATAGTGTTTATTGTGACAAGAAAAAAATTGATAAGGAGAGTTATTTATTGCATTCAAGTTTAAACGACGCAACACAAGCTGTAAATTTTAGATTAAAAGCACACATTGAAAAAATACAGCATCAAATTGACGAAAATTTAAAACAACTGGAGCAAGAAAATGGCAATTAACACAATGAAGTAGAAATAGAAGTTGATAAAGCTGAATATGAAGCTGCGGAAGATAAAAATGCTTACGAACAAGAGTTAGTTGATTCTTATCTTCAAGAACTTGTAGCGATTGGGATCGGTATTAAGGAGTAAATTATGATTAAAGATAAAAACCCATTAACACGAACTGAACTATTAAAAGAGGCTATTGCTTGCGTTAAAGAAATTGAAAAAATGCAAAAACAAATTGATAAACGATTGGAGCAAGAAAATGGCAAATAATTTAAATCAGTGTTTATTCACTGGCAGAATTGGGAAAATTGAAGAGCGTTACACTTCTGATAATAAGTTAATCGTTAATTTCAGCATGGCAATTGGTAGCTACAAGAAGAATGGTGATAGCTATGAAGATGTCACAGACTGGGCTAATTTACGAGCGTTCGGTAAGATTGCGGAAAAAGTGCGAGATAAAGGCAAAGGCGCTTTTATTCGTGTTACAGCTCGCTATAAAACAGATAAATGGCAGGATCAATACGGCAACAACAAAACAGCTATTTATTTTATAGTTGATGATTTTGAGGCGTTAACGTTCGATAAAAGCAGTAATCAGCCAGAACAACAACCTAAACCGCAAGCAACTACTCAGGCTCAGCAAGATACATTTGATGATGATATTCCCTTTTAAATCAATTATTTAAATAAACCGCTCATGTAGCGGTTTTTTATTGTGAGTTATATTATGAAACATCTACCGAACAATGATAATCAGTTTTACCCTACGCCGTCTCGGCTAAAATCATTAATGTTTAGCAAAATCGACACATATAAAACACGTCGAATTCTCGACCCGTCAGCAGGCAAAGGCGACTTGCTGAAACTGTTTAGCTCAAACCAATTTGAACTGTACGCTATTGAAATTGATACTAATTTACAAAAAATACTAAAACAAGACGGGTTTAGAATAGTAGATAGTGATTTTTTAACGTACAACGGTATTGATAAATATGATTTAATCATAATGAACCCGCCGTTTAAAAATGGCGAAAAACATCTGCTCCACGCATTAAATTTTGTTGTCGATGGTCAAATAGTTTGCATACTAAATGCCGAAACAATTAAAAATCCGTATTCAAATACTAGAAAAGATTTGATTCAACGATTGAATGATTTAAACGCAGAAATTGAATATTATCAGGATATGTTTATTGATGCTGAACGCTCAACATGCGTTGAAATAGCGTTAATTAACATAAAAATTCAAAATACCGTTGAACAGCTATTCAATCCAAAAAAATTCGAAATGGATGACAATAATATTATTTTAGAAGATAGAAATGATGTTAAAAAGCACGGAACAATCAATATTCACGAACTGATTAATGATTATAATCGTGAAAAAGAACAGGGAATTAAAGCTATCTCTAATTTTTTTAGAGATAGCTACGGATTACGCTCAGAATTACAGTTATCAGTCCGCGGGGAATCATCTCACTACAATGACGGTCGATATTCTGCAACTGAATATAAGCAAGCTATTCAGCAATATAGTAGAAATCTAAAAAAACACTACTGGGAAACGCTCATCAAATTACCAAAATTTGAAGAAAAATTAACAGTAGAAACAAAGGAAAAATTCTTTAAATTAATCAATGACTATCGAGATATGGAATTCAACGAGAATAATATTAATATTCTGTATGAGCATCTCATTAGTCTTGGCACAGAATTGATCGAACAATGTATTGATAAACTATTTAATAAAATAACACGTCAACACGCATATTATTCTGAAAGTAAGAAAAATATCTATCTCTACAACGGCTGGAAAACAAATAACGGTTACAAAATTAATAAAAAATTTATATTACCAGTGCATAACCCTGGTGCGTTTGACGGCGGGTGGAGAGTGCAAGAAGAATTAAGTGATATAGAAAAAGTATTTTCTTTTTTTAACAACGGCAGAAAACCAGATGCATCTATCGCAGATATTTACAATAAATGGCGACATTCTCATACAGATAATCATATTGAAAATGATTTATTTAAAATATGTTTTTACAAAAAAGGAACTGCGCATTTTACAGTTAAAGATGACGCGTTATTGCGACGTTTTAATGTGTTTGTCGGCAAAAAAAGGCAATGGTTACCGCCCGATTATGCGATGAAAAATTATAATGATTGTAATAATGAGGAAAAACGTGTTATTGATGAGTTTGAGGGCAAAAAACAATACACATCTAGTCTAAACGATCCTTTGTTAACAAATTCAAATAAATCAATATTAATGCTTAACTCTATCTAATTTTTCACCCCGAAAAATCTGTTAATAACTCACTGAGCAACCACCCTATTCTATTAATTTTACAAATATCTGCGCTGATTATTTGGCGTAGATACTTTTTATGGGAATAATTATGCAAATTGATGAATCCGTATTTAACCACGGCAAAATCGAATTTCAACATATCGACTATGGTTATGTTTTCTTGTTTGATAACGAGCTTTATATGAAGATCGAATTAGACCCGATTATTCTGTCGTTTGTTTTCAAGTGCTCATCTAAAGGTGTACACGAAATAACTAACGGATGCGCAATCAATCTTATTAGCGGCCAAGGAGAAGTATTTGCTGATAACTGTATGGTCGAACCAGTAAAAGCTGTAATTAAAAGGAAACAACCATGACGACACACGAACTAAAAATTAAATCAGAGTATTTTATGGATGTTGTAAAAGACATAAAAAAAGCTGAAATACGCTACAACGACCGAAATTACAAGGTCGGAGATATTCTAGTTTTGCATGAAATTGATGGGCACGGTAATCGTACGGGCAATCAATGTACTGTTATTGTCTCTCATATTTTAGACGATACTGAGTATTTGCGCGAGGGTTATGTGATGTTGAGTATAGATAATTTGTTAACAAAAACTGGACTGTCAGCACACAAGAGTAATTCTGAGACGTCAGCACAACGAACGCTATCACGGCTTGGATATACAGATAATGGCGGAGAAGAATGGACACCTCCTCTTGGTAAACCTCCTAGATTTGATTTAATTGATGAGCTACGTAAAGAGATAGCAGAATTAAAATCACAAAAACACATCAACGAAATCAAAGCTCAAGGAATCGAGGAAGCCGTAAAAAATGCTGATAACCAAACGTACATCGGTGTTACTGGAGGTGAATTTTCACCACAAAAACAATACAGGGCTGAAATTCTGGTATTTGCTGATAATTTAAGAGGTAAAAATGACTAATAAATATTATATATACGTTAAATGCAAACGGTGCAAAGGAACAGGGAGAGTTACCGATCACATGATGGGAGTATGCGGATTTGGACTTGGATATCTAGCGCAAAAACTAGATAGCGGATTTAAAGCTGAGTACCCAGAATGTGATGGTTACGGCACAGTCAAAAAGAGGGTTTACAGTGAATAAATACAGCAAATTATGCAATCAAACAAGGATTATTCATGAAAAAACGTAGAGCGGTAACAATAAGCGTAACTCCAGATGAATATGATTCTATTTGCACTGCGTTCGGAGAGTATTTTAATAAATGCGAAGGCGCTGATGATGATGTTTTTGTTGAAGACGCTAATCTGGACGGAAATAATTTTAAAACGTTTCAAGCAAAATATAAAAAAGCATGTCAAAGACAATTAGTAAGAGACACTATTAAAGGAGCACTGACTACGCAAAAAAGCAAAGAGCAATAATTGCTATTGCTGAGTGTTATTTGTTGATGAGAGATGAGAAAAGATTATAGGAGTAAATAATGGTAAATAATTTAACAATTGAAGACCCAAGATATAGCAAATCACAGGTTTGCGACTACATGGGCGGATTAGATCAAACCACGTTAGACAAATGGGTGGCGAAAGGAGAATTTCCAAGGCCCGATTTATATTTAGGTAGACATCCGCGTTGGAAGCTGTCTACCATCAACGCTTATCTTGCCCAAAAAGAACAAGAATATCAATCATGCGGTTAGGCTATCTATATAGTCCGCATACCATTGCATCATCTCACGACGCCCCTCCAAATATTGTGCGTGATTGTAAATACCACGCACATTCCCTTCTTCGTGATTTAATTGTTTTTCTATCCAGTCACGATTAAAACCATGCTCATTTAACACACTTGAAAACTGATGCCTAAAGCCGTGCCCAGTTGCACGGTTAGCAAATCCCAATCGTTTTATTAAACCTAAAATAGCGCCGTTAGACATGTGTTTTGAACTGCTATTTCTACCAAAAAAAACATATTCTCCCCGCCCTGTAATTGGTTGTAAAAATTTCAGAATATTAATAGCTTGATTAGATAGCGGTACCACGTGAACCCTTGATTTTTTCATTGATTCTTTTGGTAGAATTATGTATCGTTTATCCAGATCTACATATTCCCATTTACAGCTCAATAATTCCATGGTCCTGACAGCAGTCAATATTAATAATTCTGTAGCATAACGAACTAAAATATTACCCGAATACGATTGTAACGCTTTCATAAATTCACGCATATCATCCTCCATTAAAAAGGCGTAATTTTCTGGCGTATGCGTGACCATGGCTTTAGCTAATTCACGTGCCGGATTGTTTTCTGCTCTTTCGGTAATAATTGCATATTGAAAAACCTCAGTACATCGTTGACGCATCTTTTTTGCAATTTCCAATGCGCCTCTATTTTCTATTTGTTTTAAACAGTTTAGCATTTCTAGAGGCTTGATTTGCGCAATATCCATATCGCCAACGAACGGGAATATATCTTTTTCAAAATACCGAATAATCATTTCTCTGGTATTGATAGACCAATTCCGTTTTTTTGTATCAAACCATTCAAGGGTTATTTTTTTAAAAGTATTTCCTTGCGCGATATTAGCAAGTAAAGTTTTTCTTTTTCGCTCAACAGCAGGATCTTTGCCGTAAGCAAGCATCTGCCGAGCTAATTCTTTTTCGTTGCGTGCATCAGATAAACTAATATACGGATACTTACCGATCGTTAGCGTTTTTCTTTTGCCGTTGAACTGATAATCATAGCGCCAAGATTTAGTTCCTGTAGGTGTGATGTATAGATATAGGCTTTCAAAGTCTGGCAACTTGTACGGTTTTTCTTTTGGTTTTGCTGATTCAATGGCTTTTACAGTTAGCAT